GTTTTTGGAGGCAATCTAAATGGTAATATAGAAATCTTTTCGTCTACTAAAACGTGAGGCATATGGTCTATTAATTCGTGAACTTTAAATCCTGCTCTTCTAAGAGATTTTAATTGTTTAGCATTAATTCCTTTCAATTGCATATACATATTAGCCATTCTTAAGTCAGCAGGAATTTTACCATGCTCTATGGCATCCATTAAAAATTCCATTTCAATAGCTGTGGCTTTATTTTCTTTAGAAAGCCTTATGAGATTATCAACATTAGTAATCTTTTTAGAATGTGCTAAATCTCTAGCTCTTTGTTCTAATACAACAAATTCATCTGGTAATGCCCCATATTTTGCATCTACATTTCTGTTAAACAAACTACCCAATATATTGCGCATTGGTTTTGTTAAATTGTCAACATATGTAAATCCAGGAACAGTTTTCAAAGCAGAGTCTATTCTTTGTGCAGATAGTAAAGATTTTCCGAAAACTTTCATACCTCCTTTATCTAAAAACTTTCTTGCTAAGTCTGGTCTTTGAGCTAAAAGATTCCCCATTGCTTTTTTGGTAAATGCTGGATCTAAACTAGCAGAAATTGTTTGATTAACTAATTTTTCCAATGCTTCTCCCGTGAGACCTCTTGTTTTGCCTAAAATTTCTCCTGTTTTTGCAAGTCCTTTAATTTGATTTTGTATTCTTTTTTGCAATAATTCTTCTCCAGCTTCTGTTAATACTTTAGTTTTTCCTGCAACTTTAAGACTTTGTGCGCCCGCTCTAGTTCCAAAAGTAACATATGTTAATGGGTCTAATAAAATATCAGTTGCTGTTCTTACAAAGAAGTTTCCCACTTTAGCCATTGCGCTCATATCGTCATCTACTTCACCGAAGATGACATCTGATGGCTGTATGTTCTCCTTAATTGCCTCTCCGATAGAAAGTTCTGGGTCTATTGCTCCGGCTATAACTTGAGATGGAATATTGATAATATCTATGAATCCAGAAAATGCAGTTTTAAGTCCAGAACCTATTTGAGATAACATTGATTTTTCTGGATGCATCAATTCAAAAGCGGCTTCCGCTACAGCGCCGCCTTTTAATGTTGCAAGATCCAATAGACCTTGCGGAGTATCTAAATCGTAGTTAGAGGTTCCAAATGAAGGAAAAGTGCCAAGACCTCCCTCAAAACTACCGATGTTATTTTCTTTTCCACCGGGATTTCTAAATGACATTTTATTGAATCTTTATTCCTGATTTTTCTAATTGTTCAAGGTCTTGCGGACTAACTGTAATTTGTTTTCCACTCGGTAAAATGAATTTTGAACCAGATTTAATTTTTTCTTCAATACGTCCCTTTGCTCTTTGTTCTGCTTTTTCAAAAATACTGTCTTGTACTGGTTTATTATAAACTTCTCTTAATATTCTTTCAGCTTCATCTTTGTTTGTGATTTGAGAATCTGATGCAAGTTCTGCTAATGCTTGATTAAATGGAATATCAGAGTTAAGGTTAAGTTGAGCGATTTCCAATAATTCATTTTCTCCAAAATCTCTTGGTTTGTTTAATGCAGTCATTTTATTAATAACCTTTGCAACGTCTTGTGGATTTTTCAAAGTTCCAAGTACGGCACTATTAATAATAGCTGCTTCAGCAATAATATCAAGGTTAGCATCACTTAAACCAGTTCCATCTTGAATTGCTTTTTGAGTATTAGCTTTTATATTAGCTATCTCTGCTCGTTGTTTTTCTAGAGCTACTTTTTGTTGGTCGCTAGCAAATGGCTGAGCTTTTTGAACTATAGTTTCTAATGTTTCTCCTTCTGTAATTTCTAAACCATACTGTAACGCGACTTCAGATATTGCAGTTCTTTCTGCTTGTTTTTGTGCGGCTTCAGCGATTCCAACTTGTCTTTCTTGTAATGTTAACCCTTCTCTAGCTATATCTATTCTATTTTCCTCAAACCCAAGTCTTTTTGCTTCAAATCCTATTTGTTCTTGTTGGAATTCTAATCCAGCCAAACTCATAAGGTTTTGGAAACCTTGTTGTCTTTGTTTACTTCTAAATTGAATTTCTTGTAATTGTATTTGTGCTAATTGATTAGCAGTTTCTACTTCTCCGGCAGCCAAAGCTTCTGTTTTTCTTAAATCTAAATCTCTAATAGATTTTTCTGTTTCCTCATCTAGTTGTCTAAGTAAGGCAGTATTTGTGGCAAATCCACGTCTAGCTTCTAAAGCTGATGTTTTTTTTCTTGCCCCTGCTTCTGCGACTCCTATTTTTTGACGCTCAAAGCCAGCTTCTATTCCAGCTGCTCTTTTTTCTTGACCTTCTTCTAGTCCTGTTTTGATTCCAGCTACTGCTGTTTCAAACTCCGTGTCTTCTGATGAAACTATACCTCCAGGTTTTAATAGTTCTGTTTGTAATGTTTCTAATGCTTTGTTTGTTTCTTCTGCCATATTTTTTTATTTTACCATCTTAGACCTTTAACCTTAAAGCTTTTACTTGGCTTTAAAGCGGTGCTTGGGAATTTATTTTTTAATTTATTTAATTCTTTTTCTGACAATGTCTCTTGATCATTCGCCTCCAAGTTTTGTCCCATTTGTCTAAACAAGATTGCGGCTGATTTATGTGATACATATACATCGAAATAATCGTAGACTCCTGAATATAATGGAATGTCATTTGTAGAAGTAAATTCTGTTAGATAATCTCCAGAATCATCAACTCCGACATAATTGCTTTGATAAATAAGTTGCATTTCTTCTGGTCTCACACTTATAATGTCATCTACTCTATAATCCGTATCATCTCCCTGAGAGGCTGTGTAGTTTATATCTACTCTAAAGTAATCTATTTCTGAAGCATCTGGACTTCCTGTTTCTGTAGCGTCTGACCATTCTACTAGGATTCTATTCCATCCGTCTGCGAAGTCTGCTCCGAAAGCATCTGTTGTTGCGGCAGCTGACCAATACACAGTTGATGAAGTTCCCCAGTATAAAGTTACAGAAGATGTGTATGTAACGTCTGGAATGTATACCCATGCTATAATTGCTGATAAGTCTTCGTGTGCTTCTAAATCAACTTCAGCCATATCTGTTACTGCTATTGTAACACGATTGTTCGCTGACTGAGAGACATCTAAGTCAAAGTTCAATGAAGCTGTACCAACTTTCTTTTCTACGGTATCTATTGTCAAGTTTTCTGCGTCTGAAGTAGTTACATCTGCTGTCCATGTTCCATTAGCAGTTAAGCTATCACAATTGTGTATTGGAATAGATCCATATTTAGAAGTATGATTAATCACTAAGTATTGTTTAAAGTTCTTCGTTTCTATAGCGAAGTCTATTATGTCGCTTCTTCCTTGAGCTATTTCTACAGCCAATGTTCTTCCAGAGTTTCTTGTGAAAGCTTCAGTATTATCTTCTTTAGATCTTCTTAATTCTGCTGGAACCGTAAAGTCAGGAGCGTCTGTTGAAATCTCGTAATAATTAATTGTGTCATAATAATCTAAAGTAAGGGTTCTATTAGAGAAGTCAAACTCAAAGTCGTTGTACATTTGTCGTACTGCTTCGGTTATCGCTCTCAATCTATCATTAGCAGATACAGAGTTTGTTGTTGTATCTCCTATGTATTGATTAGTGCTGTCTTGAATTTTCTCTACTGTTGTTGCCATATATTATTTATTTTTAGTTATTAAATCGTAATCAATTTCTATATATTCCGGATGAATATTAGTTAATGTAGTCGAAGATGGATTCCATTCACATTCAAATTGTACAAAGTTAATGTTTCTTAATCCTACGTTAATATGTTTCCATCCTCTCGCCAAATCATTTCTATCTAATGTTATTGTTGCCCATGCTGTAGTGGATTGATTAAAATATATTTTTAAGTCCATAGCTTTTGTTGTTCCACCTGATCCAGATTTTGGAAAATATATTTCCATATAATTAACTGTAGATAGCTTTGGCAATGCTGTGATCCCACTATAAACATCTCCTTTTAATGGATTCTGTGTAGAAAGAAATGGTTTCCATAAAGAGACATTGCTTGGTGTCACACTTCCGTCTATAGAATTTATATAATATCCTTCATCTGTAGTTCCGACTCCAAGGATTGCTCCAGAATGTTGAAAGGTTGATTCTGCAGTTATCTCTCCTCTTGTATCTCCAATTAAATATAAAGCAGCAGGCATCCCCGGTACTGGGTTTCCATAAGCATATTGCAATCCATTATTTCCAACCCATGTTACTAAGTCTCCATTAACGTGAATAGAATCTGGGAATCTTGGATATGCCTCAGCTTCTAATTCAACCATAATTTTAAATTCACTACCATCATATATTCTTAATTGAGTTAAACGTCTTGAAGAAACTGTGAAGCAGGAAGGAACTCCTTTGAATACAAACATTGCTCTAATTTCTCTAACTCCAGAAATCTGTATAAAATCTTGCATACTTACTCTGGTTGATTGTCTATCCCAAAGATAAACTCCAACAAATTCCGTGAATAAAGATGTTGTTGTTACTCCAGAATATAAGTCTCTTGTGCTTTTCATTAAGGCAATCCACATCACACCTCTAGTATCTATAGCATCAATTAATTGAAAGTTCGCTGGGAACAATAAAACGTTTGGAGTGGTGCTTCCGCCCGCTCCTCCAGTTGATGTTCCATCTATTTTGTGTACTGCTGCTCCATCTAACATATACATAAAGCCATTATCTGCCACAACCATTCTGTGATTATTTTCTCCTAAATTAAATCCTCCAGCAGCTGTTGCTGATAGCCAAGTATCATCATATGTTGCTGTCTCTATAAAGGTTCCAACATCACTTGCTCCTCCAGCTTTTCTATATGAAAAGAATATTCTTTCTACATCATTGACTGTATATATTTCCAAATCAGTTCCTCTTGCTGAAGTGATTGTGTGTCTGTTAGACAAAGATGTATCTGTAAAGGTAGATAGACTTCTTAAATTTGCAGCTTTGTCCCAAAAATATGATTTTTTATTTACTGTATCTGCTTTAGTGGCAACTATAGTTCCAGTCGAAGGACCAGTAACTGTAATATATTCACTTCCAGCTGGAGTTAAAACTCCTATATTTTTATATGGATTAGCAAAACCACCAGCCATTTCTCCATTTTTGGCTAGAACCTTTAATTCAAAACTTCCATCATAGTATTGAGAAGTTAATCCATTTATTCCTGATAAGTCTACTATTTCTTTAGGCATTATTCTTGTGCTGGTTGTGGTATTGGTCCCATATTAATTGTTTGATCTACTTAGTTCTACCCAAGTATCTGTTATAAATATTAATGTTATTGTATCGTTTTCTCCTAATGTTACGTCTCCTGCGAGAGCTGTGTTAGCTCCATCTAAAATTGTTATTGTATTGGTGTCGTCCGTTCCTATTAAGAATAACAATTGTCCATCAAAATCTCCATCGTGAATCGCTGTAACAGCGGTCGATGTAACTGCTGCATTCGCTTGTAAAGTCATCGTTCCAGTAAGAGCATTAAAGCCAAAGGTTGAACCAAGCATTTGGTTTTGTGTTACAGAACCAAAGGCTACTGAATCGAATGCCATTGCTGAGTCAGATACTTTAATAATTCTGAATGTTTTGTCTCCTGCGGTCGATCCATATCCGAATCTAATATCTTCTCCTACATATAATCTTTTCCATGGGAAATTAGCTCCTCCCAAGAATACTGGTCTAAAAATAGTATATGTAACAGTTGCAGTAGCATCCCAAGTTCCGTCTACAGTCACAGTATCTTCTGTATTAGAAGCAATCTGTAGCGTTTGGTTTACGCCCCCTCCGAATGCAGAGATATATGAATCTGTTAATTCATTTACTCCAAACACTCTTCCTGTGTCCTGTAAGGTGCTTCCTCCAGATGTTACACTAACTCCCTCATTGTTTACAAAAGCTGGCATTCTTAATCCATAATAGAAAGAATAATAATTCAATAATTGCCAATTATCTGCATAATCTGCACCGCTAAAAGGTTCTGTTGAAGCTCCTGATGTATGAGGAACATAACATCTCCAAGCATAACCCTGACTTCTTACGGCATCTCCGAAAGCATAAGCCGTAGATGTTACCCAGTCTGCTTGCCAAGTATAAGGTTCTGTCTGGTTTTCTAATGTTAATTGTGTATTTAATGTTCCTCTGCCTGTTCCTAGTTTATCAGATCTTCCAACAGAAAACATTTGTAACATACGTTCTGCTTTTTCTCCTTGGTTAGCTAAGCCGTATCCCCAAAAACTATTACCAATTCCAAAATTGTTTTGAGATTTTAAAATGACATTACCTGAAAGCTTTGTACTTTGGTCATATCCTAAATGGCTATGCCCATTCATTCTTTCTCCTAGTCTTTTAACGATTTCTTTTAAATCAGTTATTTCTTTTTCTAAATCTTTTTCTGTCATTGTTATGAGTTATCGAATACGTCTTTCCAGACATCACCTATATTTTGTTGTACCCTTACGACATCTTTCCAGTCGTCTCCTATGTTAATTTTCATTGAATCTATATCTATCCAAGCATCTGCTATATTTATTTTTATTGGTAAAACTGTTGGAACATCAACTTCAAATACTTGTACAAATCCATCTTTATCAGCAGACCCATTCCAAAAATTAATAATGTGACTTTCGTCTATTAAAAATGATGCAGGATTTATTCCGTTTTGCGTATCGTATTCTAAACTTGCAGCAGCAGTAGTAACTGCCCAAGTAGTTGTGTTCACCTCAAACGTTTGAGCAAATCCATCTTCCCCAGCTCCAGTCCAAAAAAGTACAAAATGATTAGTGTCTATCTTAGTATTGTGTCCGCCATAAAAATCTGTCGTATCGTATTCAAGTGGAGTGTTTGTTGTAGTAATAGCCCAAGTAGAGGTATTAACCTCTAATACTTGTGCGATACCATCATCTCCAGCGGTTCCCCTATAAAATGTAACGAAGTGATTTGTATCAACTTGTCCAATGGTAGGATAATTTCCACGAGCAGTATCGTATTCTAGGGGTGCAGCAGCGGTACTTATAGCCCAAGTGCTTGTATTCACTTCTAATATTACAGCAAAACCATCGTCACCAGCTCCAGAAAATACATTGATAAAATGATTTTCATCTACTGGCATAGTATCGCCACCAAGATATTGACCAGAAGCATCAAATTGAAAGGGGTCTCCTGCTGTTGTAACAACCCAGTTTGAAGTATTTATTTCTAAAATCTGTGACACTCCATTCATTGCTGCATCGGCATGCATAACCATAATATGGTTATCATCAACTTTTACAGTATGTATATAGTAAGCATCTGTTATCCTCCATTCGAACACAGCACTTGCAGTCGTTACAACCCATGTAGAGGTATCAACCTCAACAACCTGAGCATAACCATCCGATGCTAGTCCTGAAAACACATCAATAAAGTGGTTTGTGTCAATTTTTTCGACTCCTCCCTGTTGATAACTATTGTTAAATTCTAACCAAGCAGCTGCTGTTGTGACTGCCCATGTTGCTGTATTTACTTCAAATATTTGGGTAAAAGCATCATTATCTACTCCATACCAAAAGTTAATAAAGTGGTTCTCATCTACTTGCTCACATCTGTTATATTGTGCCTGAGTAGTATCAAACTCTAAACTATTATTCGCTGTTGTAATTTCCCAATTAGCCATTGTATTTTATCAATTTAGGATTACTGATGTGTACTGGTCTTATTGAATCATCTAACCAGATTTCAAAACCTTGTTTTACAGCCCTTTCACAAAACTCTACGTCCTCACTCATTGTTCTTCTTTGTCCATCTACAGTTATATCTCCAAAAGAGAATGGATATTCATATTGTTTTGACATAACCTCTAAAACCTTTCTTTTAATAAGCATTGCTCCACATCCACCAGCATCTATTTTATGCAATGGTCCTTCTTCCTTAAAACTAACAATCGGATTATACATACGAAGAGTTTTAGTTTTAATTAATTTCTCTTCAGCATAGAATGCACATAAATCATAAACTCCAGTTTTTAGATTTGGATTTCTTGATAAAATTGCTGCCATTACTATATCTTTGTCTGCATCTAAAAGCTTTTCTAATGTGTCTGGTGGTACTGGGTTATCATCGTCAATCATTAAAAGATAATCAAAATTTCCTTTCAGAGTTTGTTTAATAAAGTAATTTCTACATTTATCTATCCTTTGTCTTTCAACCACTATAAAAGCACATGGTGCTGGTTTGTGTAATTGAAGCAAACTTGAAACGGTCATTGTAGACATCATTCCGCTAAAGCAAGGAATTGCTATCAGAATTTTCTTATCTTTGTATTTCTCGTTCATTATGCTGTGTAAGTAATGTATAGTGAACCTATTGGAGTATCGCTAGCAATTGGTGCTGCTCCAGTTCCATAAGCTACACTTATGACCTGTGCAGTTGCTGCTGCTCCGTGATCTACTGTGACCATTGCTCCTCCGAATATTCCTGCGGCTAATGCTGCTGCAGGTAATGCAGTACAGTTAGCTAGGTTTCCTGCGCTAGGTGTTCCGATATTTGGTGTTGTCAATGTAATCCCTGCTAAAGTTAAGGCTGCAGAACTTCTATTAATTGCCACTTGAGTTGTGCCAATATAGAATGTTTGATTAGCTTCAGCTTTCTCATTAAAAGTATCCCAATCAGTAGTTGTTAAATATCCATCAACAGTTGTATTTGCTGCTGCCATAGATATTACTGGTGTTGTTCCTCCACTTGAAACTACTGGAGCAGTACCAGTTACTGCTGTTATAGTTCCAACTTCTGTAGAATAACCATAACCAAGAATTTTATCTTGAATTGCAGCAGACGACATAACATGGTCATCAACATCGTTAAATTCACTAGCAAGGTCTATATCACTTATTGTATGACCTCCTAAAGTGATAGAACTTATTGCACCAATCAAATCATCAATACGATTTTTAACTGCTAATGCAGTCATTAAATGGTCATCAGCATCACTAGCTTCTGAAGTTATATCTAAATCATCTACGGCATGTCCGCCTAAAGAAATAGACCCACTAAGAACTACACTTGCATTTAAATCAATACTTACGTCAGCATCTAAATCTAAATGTCCATCTGTAGCGCTATTAATGAAAACAGCAGCGTCTCTAAATTGAATTTTTGTTATAGCAGCGGTTCCACCAACCAATAAATCTGTTCCGTCATAAAGTAAGTCTACATCTCCCTCAATAGTTCCATCTCCTGTCCAAATGCCTAATTGATTATTAGCGGGTGTTCCTACTTTTGAAACATCTCCTCCTCCAGTTGGTGCTTCAAATGTTGGTGCTGTTCCAACGCCACCAGAAGTTAAAACATCTCCGTCGTTTCCAGTAGTAACTACTGCAATAACTCCATTAGTATCCCAAGTAATAAGTTGTCCATCCGTACCATCAGCTAATTTTGCGATTGCTATTGCCTTATCTGCTATTGCTGTAGCATTGCCTGAAGAAGTTACTATTCCAGTTAAGTTTGCATTTGTAACTACTGTCGCGGCTTCTCCATCAATACTTGTAATCCCACTTAAAACTAATGCAGCACTTGTTCTGTTAATATTAACAGCGGTTGTACCAATATACATTGTTTGATTATTTAAAGCTAAAGTTCCTGTAGCATCTGGAAAAGTAAGAGTTCTATTATCAGTATGAGAACTTAAGAAAGTCATTGTCTTAGCAGTAGTAGCGCCACTAATATCAAGTTCCCAAGCTATCGTGTTATCTGTTCCATCAACAAATTGAACTCCTGTCTCTATGATTCCGTCTGTAATATGAACATCATCAGCGTCCTGTGTACTCATTGTTCCTAATCCAGGAGCTGCTGGTGCAGTAATTATATTCGTGTTAACTGGGATTGGGTCAACAATAAGCACACATTTTCCAGTAGAGGTATAAGAAGAAGATGTTTTCCATATTAACTTCCAAGTTGCTACACCTTCAGCAACATCTAAGTTAGTAAGCGTCAAATCTGTAAATTGTTCGGCTTGAGCTTCGGCAAGAGAATCAAACTGGGCTTGTCCGTGAATAATAGTATATCTTGAAAGTCCTGTCTGATTAGTAGAAATGATATAGGTCGTATACCACTTATTGTTTGCTCCCTGCGTCATTGTTCCAGAGCTGTCGTAGTTGATATATCCAGCTCCAGTATAGTCAAAAGGATGTGCTCCCTGTTCCCATACCCAAGTTGAAGCTCCCGTTCTATATGCTATATGGTAATTGTCTGAACCACCAGTTGTTGCTGTTAAGGTAGATTGTAGATCCTCATCCCAAATCTTTGTTTGAGCAACATCATATTGTTTGTTAGCGTCAACATCAGAACTAAGCGTATATCCACTTACTGCTCCACTTGATTGTAGTCTTGTGCCATAGGTCAAATGTTCGTAAGCGTGTTCAGTCTTATTGAATGTTGCAGTATGTCTCTCGTCAGCTAAAACATATTTTGGAGTTAAGGTATCATTCCAGTAAATTATAGCAACGGCAACCTTAGAGTCTGTTAAATTCCAAGAAGATGTTGAATTGCTTAATGTTCCATCGGTCGTATCAATTACAACAAAATAGGTATTTGTTGAAGGTGGTGCACCAGAAAGAGTAGTTGTTTTATTACCTGAGATAGTATATTTCAAACCATCTCTATAATAACTCCAACCAGAGCCCGCGTCAGTTAAAGTGAAAACATAAGTGCTGTCGTTAAAACCAACAGTAGTTTCAGTATTATCAGTAAATCCGTGAATTTCTGTGTCTATAAATCCAGCGTCGTGATAAGCTTTAGTAGCTGCATCTTGAGCTGCTGTTGGGTCGCCCATTCCAGTAATCTTATTTGTTCCCATAACAATAGCTCCAGCCATTGTGCCCCCAGCTAAAGCCAAATAAGAGGCTAAATCAGAAGTTAAGGCAAATGTTCCAGTTCCTCCCGGGATTGTGTGTGTATTAAGCGTTCCAGCGCCAACTATATTTCCAGTAGACTGTGCTATTGTAACTACTGTATTTTGTATAAGTTTTCCAGTTATTAAATCAAATGTTGCTATTGCATCGTCTGTCGCTGATGCTGGTCCAACAACGTCTCCTAATCCCGATTCTGTTGACCATTTTACGCCAAGAGTCTCATTGGAATCCGCTACCAAAATTTGTCCATTTGTTCCAACAGGCAAGGCATTCAAATCGCTATTAGTATCTGAAACTAACATTGTTCCTAATGCATATGTTAATCCAGCAGCATTAATAACCCATGCTGTTTCTGCAGAAGTTAATTCGTCTAATCCATCGATACCCGGGTTTTGAGGAGCAAAGATAGAGTTGTAAATATCAATAGGTTGTCCTCCCCATTGAAATCCACTTATTTTTTTGTTTTTTTTGCCCATGTTATTTGTTCTCTTTAAGCCATTGTGTAAGCGTAGCTATTGCTTCAGATAATTTACCTATAGCTTCGGTGTTATGTTCAATATGATTTGCACATAATTTCCAAAGCAAATAGACAGATAATCCTGAAACTCCTACACCTGTAATGTTTGCTAAATCTACATCCATGTTATTTTTGTTTAAATGTTGGTATTTCTATTTCCTGAAAGACTATTTCTTTTCCGAGATCAGCATATGCTTTTTTAATTCTATTCCCGTGGATTCTTAAATCTTTTTCACGGATCTTTAATCGTTTCTCGATTGCTTTCATATTAGCTTTAAAGCTTAAAGAAGACTTTTGTTTCTTGTCAATCTCTTCGTCAAGTTTTTTCATTTGCTTTTCAAGAATTGATTTATTCTTCTCAAAGCTTTCTAGCTTAATTTGAATGTCTTTCTCACACTTGTCGATCTTTTTTTCTTCATCTGAAAGAATACCTCTCAAATGGTCAATTTCTACTAATACAAATTTCTTTGTTTTCTCAAGATTTTTAAGGTCTTGAATATTATGCTTAAGATTTTTCTCTTTGTCAAGTAATGTATTGATACTAATCTTTGTCTTCTCTAGTTTGGCTAGTCCTTTTTGCTTTAATTGTTCAAATTCTTCCACATTTTTATTATGTGATGTTATATTATTAGCTAAAAGTTCTTCCAATACATTTAGTCCTTCTTTAGCACTTTCTACTTTCTTTAGTTCTTCTGCAGAGGAAATTGCTAAATCTTTTAATTTAAAATTTTCAGCTTTAATTACCTTTCTAATATCTTCTACCTCTTTGTTCCCACTTTCTATTTTACCAGAAACACGAAATATTTCATTAGAAACATCCTTTAAGTTTTGCTTCAAAGAAGCATATAACTCCTTGAAGTTAGCTATTTTTCTTTCCTCTTTTTTCTTCATCCTTATTTTGATCCGCTTAATGTTGCTTCAGCGTAACAAGTTCCTTTGGTAGATCCAACGCCAGTTTCTTTAATAGAAACTCTAAAATACTTTGCACTTATATCAAGTGGCAAAGAAATTGGTCCATCAGTTGCGTTTATTCCTACGTAAGTAAATTCTCTTGCTGTTAATGTAGAAGTTCCTGTAGAAGCAGATTCGTTAACGAATCTGTACCAGTTTATGTTGTCTGGACTCGCCTCTACTTTAATTTCGATACTGTTAGTTGTTTCTCCAGCTCCCATAGAATAAAGAATATGAAGTTCCATTTTAGCCATCCCAATAGCTGCAAAAGATTTTGTTGCGTCTGTTACGGCTTCTGCTTGGTATGTGCTTTCTAGTTCAACTCCAGTTCTAACACCGGCTGCTGTCTTGCTTCCAAAAAGAGTGATGGTATTTTGAAATGTATATCCTAATGCCATTATTTCTTCTTTTTAATTGTTTCTAAAACCTTCTTAATTGCTGACTCCTTCTTAGGAGCTTTTTTCTCTTCTTTAGCTGTAGTTTTATCTGGATTACTTTCCTCTATCTCTTCTTTCTTTTCTTTCTTAATCTCTGATTTAACCTTAGGCTCTACCTTTTCTGGTTTTTCTACCACAGGGGCTTCGCTTGTTGCGTTAACTACCAAAAATCCAAAAGTCTTTTTTAGTCTCATGACTTGTTCTTCACTAAATTTGTCACTTGACTCTCTAGCCTTTAAAGATAACTCTCTCCCAAGATAGACCATTCTTATATCTTTGTCTATCGGATTTGTTATTTTCATTTTGTTTTATTTTAATTACTTAATCCCCGAAGGGACGAGTTTTTAAATAGAACTCGTAAAACTATTCTATACTTATGATTGTACAGACACACCAGATGTTCCGAATCCAGGAACTGCACCGTCAACGTAAATACCAACAGAGGCTTCCGCCATGACCGTATGGTCCACCGAAGTACAATCCTTCAAGATTACTGAACCTTGTGTTTGAGCAGCACCAAACCCGACAGCGTGAGCTGGGGTTGCGGCTCCCAATGAATTGCTTAAGAAGATTGAATCTTTTACTAAAAGCATTCTTTCAACATCAGTAGCATTTGCGCCATAGATTCTAACCGCTTCAGTACCAGCTGATTTTACTAGGAAAAGACATTGATCGATAATATTGTCTCTCATTTTCTTTCCTGATAAAGTAGCGGTAAGCAACATGTTAGGTCTAATTTTATCATCTGCAATAATATTAGCAGTAGACCCAAAAGTACACCTAATCCATTGAGTTGAATCACCGTTGTTTAAAACTTCGGCTGCAGCTGTTCCATCTAAATCTGTGCTTTTGTAGAACTCACATTGATTATATACTGTATATTCACCTCCCTCTGCAACAGTATAAAGACTTTCAGCTACTGTATTGCTACTGTCAAATTTAATATTAGTAAATGTATTACCAACACCAGTATTCTTCATTACAGCAATATCAGTTGCGGCTGTAGTAACTCCCATTGTGACTCTTGCTCTTGCTCCCATTCCGAATCCAGTTCTTCCGTCTAGTCCAATAAAGTGGACACGATTTTTAGAAATATCTAACATTGCTGTTACAGCATGACCTGAATTAGCGGATAAAACAACGACATCATGATTATTAGACGTAACGACTGATAAGGCTTTAGCAACTGTTTTAAAAGCTGCAGAAGGTTCTCTACCAGTATTACCATCAGAACCATTGGTTGCGTCTACATAGTAAATTTTACCTAATCCACCAGCGCCAAGTGCGACAGGAAGATTATTCAAAACTGGAATTCCATAACTTGAAATACCATTTGGAAAATTTGTTAAACTCATTTTAGTTTTTTAATTAAATTAATTATTTTCTCTCTATTAATTTCACTATTATGAAGATGTATCGGCAAATAGCCTTTTTCAACTAACATGGCATTTTTATCGCCATCTTGTTCGTGTCCGTCTATTTCTATACATATATTATCAAATATAATGAAATCAATTTCTCGACCTCCAATCAACCATCTATGCTTGAAAGGAATATGTAGGTCTTTAAGAGCCTCATAGAATATCCTTTCTTGCTTAGTTGAATGTTTTTTAAAAAGTCGTCTCATATATCCTTACCTTCTACTCTGGAGACCAGAGAATAAAATTATTGGAAGGGGTTTTTGACTCCGCAAGAAGTCGCTCATAAAACCCCATAAAAATTGCGATTAGCTAGCGTACGCTGTTACGTCTCCTTTTGATCCCCATGTTCGTCTCCAATCTTTCACCGAGTTAGCCCATCGAGCGTCAACTGTGAAGGTTGCTACTTTGTTCTTGATATTAATATCTTGATCCAAAGTTGCGCCTCTTCTTGTTTGGTGGAAAAGTTTAGCTCTGTTTGGCACAGACATTGACCAAGCTGTATCAGAACCACCATTAACGTTAGCTAAGTGTGTTGATACTGCCATGTCAGTTTTCATACCTCCAACGTAAACGTTGATTGTATTATTTGCTGTGTCAGGGTCTAACTGAGATTGTGTGACTTCTTGCCCCTCCTTCATTAATGAAGGTGGAAGCATTAACATTGGTTTTCCTAGTAAACTCATAGCGATGCCGTCATCTGTTTGTTGCTCAATTAATGCAACGTGACCTACTTCTAGGTTGTCTGCACTAAATATGATACCAGTAGCACTAGCGTTTGATTGTGTTGAACCTCCCGGTACAACTGTTGGGTGAATGATTGAGAATAAAGGTACAGCGTCACCATACCAAGTCATTCTATAACCATTAACATCTCTAGTTGTTGCGAATCCACCGTTGAAAAGTTGCATACCTGATTTATCTTGTGAATAATTCACACCTATTGAAAGGTCTTTCATTTCATCAAGTTCAGCCTTGTAATCTCTGTCTTCGATAGTATTAGCGGTAACGTCAATAAACTTACCATAGTTGTTCCAGACAACTGTAGTGTTATATGTTTTATAACGTTTCCCTCCCGGCATGTCGTCTCCATCATCAAAGATGCTTACTTCACCTACTCCAGTTTTACCTGTGTAAGTCTCTTGTGCTCCAGTTGCTCCAACAGATTGAATAACTCTACCAATTCCCGGTATGTATTCCTCTTGACCTTGATCAAAAACTTCAGCTATTTCTAGTCCAACACCTCCGATAAGGTCTGTCCATGTTCCTCTTGTTTCTATACTCATAGGATTTTAGACTTATACACCATATATAACAGACTCGTAGATGTTCACAATTTGATTAGCACTTACTAATGGATCTACTCCATGAATAGTATATTGTGCTGTCGCTGTTGTGGCTGTATTTTCATCAGTCTCATCTTCGTCTGCGATATCAGTATGGTAGCCCAGTAAGTTAGAACCGGTAGTTGTAGCGATTGCTGCATCAGGTACAACAGAATACAATGTGTGTTTAGATATATCGCAAGTTGCTTTATATTTCAACACAGTTTCATTATCAGATGCCATAGTATAGGTTCCGCTGTAGCTTCCCCCAGCACCATCGCTTGTCATACCAACACCGTCATAAGTGACGATTGCCATAACGTGTCCGAAAATTAAGTCTCCTGATGTTCCTAAGGCTAAGAATCCAGATGCTACTTCCATAGCGTCTAGTTCTGTTACCTCAACAGAATCTGTTACAATTTCGCTTCTTAGAACTGGTCCGCCATAAGGGGTTAAAGTCCCAATTGATTTGAATGCCATTACGTTTGCATATTCGCCGTTAGCCTCTTATCCCGGTCTCTCTCCGAGAATCATTGGTTCCAGCGGATACGCTCAGTTAATTATTAATTATATTCAACCTTTAATTTACTTTATGTTACTACTCTTGGATATTTTGCTTTCATTTCGAGATATCTCTCTACTGTCCAGCCTTTCTCCAATCTTAGTTTTTCTTGTTCAGGAGTTAAACGTGTATCTTCAACTTTAACTTCACTCTTTGTTTTACCTCCGATTGAAGTGTCAAGTAGAATGTCTCGAGTTCTTTTGTCTTTGCTATCTCTAATAAGTTTGAGAGAGTCAGAGTAATCTTCTAAAATTTCTTCTACAGATACACTCTTAGATGTGTTAAGTCTTTCCATTGCTGAATTGACTAATCCCATTCTAACACCAGATACATCGTTGGCTGGATTAAACTCTGGATTTTCTGTCCAAAATTTCTTCAAAGCACTTATCCGATTTTTATCCTTTGTTTCTTTCTCCTTCTTATTCAAGATAGAGTTAACAATTGATGCTGCGTCTTCCTTCTTCTCAGGATCTTCCTCTTCTTTGGCTGGCTCTTTGACTTCCACCTTCCCTAAAAGTAGAGCTTCCGCTTCCTGTTTTTTAGTTCGTTGTTCGACAATTTGCTCTTCCATTCCGATTTTATCCAATTCGAGTTGGGCGTTTTCAGCTTTTAACTCTTCGACTGTTTTCTCCTTCACCTCTCCCTCTTCGGGAACGACAGGCTTTGTTTCAAGTTCCTGTTCCTTGTTTTTAGCTTCTTCAGCCATGATACTTTTCTTTTCTTCTTCCCCTTTTTTAAACCTTTTTGGTAACGGAGGTAAGTACCTCCGAGCGGGCGATACCGCTTCTAAAGTTTCGAAAAAAAGTATTTAATAATATGAGCCTTATAGGCTCTTTCCTTGAGACTGCCAATAGTCTCAAGTGAAGAATCTACAATTACTTATGTTTGTCCATTTGCGCTACTCTAATTTTGCAAGATCTTTTTGTTTTGTATAGTTTCGGGAAAAGCCCTCCTTTGCTTCTTCGGATCTTCCATCCACCTTTTACTTTGATACAAGGCATTATTTTGCAAATCTTCCACCAATTTTAACCTTCTTCTTAGGTGGTCTGATTTTTCTAATTAAATATAATGTTCTTTTATATTCTCCTTTAATCCTTTCTCTTCTTTTGTCATCGATAGCTTTGAAATATCTATCTTTGTCCTGTAGGGCAATTAGTTTTAATAAATTAACAAATTCATCATTATCATCAACTGTTCTGAAAATTATATCTACTTCATCTTCGGGTATTCCTTCTGCACTTAAATCAGCATCACAATATCTCCAAAATAATTCTTCTATAATTTTTTTAAGCATTTTATTGTGTTAATTGTCTTAACCCAGCCGCAGAACTTGAATTGGCTTTGGTTTTATTAATTAGATTTGCACCAACTCCAGTTTCTCCAGCCCCGGGAAATTGTGCTTTCTTTTGTTGAGGATTAAAAACCTCCTCTTTAATAATGTTATCTGGCTTGTCTCCGAATGCTCTAGCGATTTGGACAGCTAATTCTTGTTTGTCAATTAGTTCTGGCATAAATTCTAAGTAAATCTTTGCTTTCTCTAGAAGTAATGCTTTGTCTAATGCTTTGCTTTGTTCTGGTTTTGGTCTCACAACTAATTTAAGATCGAATTCAAAATCTCTAATGTAGTCAGGGTCAACGGCAATAAATTCTACCTTTCTTCCAGTCTTTGCCTTTGTAATAGAAGATCTCATTTTTTGCTCTTCTTTAGTAGGCATCTCTTCTCTCTTGTTAAACATTTCTATAACTTTAATTCCATGTTTTCCAGAAGTTAAAATTGTGTCGTTTATTCTAAATGTATTAAAGACTTTCTTATATTCTTTTGTTCCACCTTCACCTAAAACTCTTTCTAATGTTGGGAATCTGTAAAATTGTAAAATATTCTTAGCTCTTAATCTAATTCTATCTCTAACTCCCCACTTCACGAATCTAGAGAATAATCCAATAATACTTATTGTAGCCTTTGCTGCTTGTTGTATTTCTGTTGCAGTTACTCTGTCTCCACTTCCAGCTTGTCCTGACTGAACTGAGTCAACGGAAGTCTCTTCCATCTTACTCTTTGTCCAATTCAAAATAAATTGATAAAAGGCATCTGGTGTTGAAATGTTAAGTTCTCTGTAATTTTGAGGATCGTCTACTGATATTCTTCTTCCCGGTCTTAAGAAGTCATCTTCAATTCCATCCTGTCCTGATGTCAAGATAGGTGGAAATACCGCTAAGAAGGATTGGTCTAACAACATGTTATAAAGTGAATCTGTAACATCTTGCATTGCTTTCAATTTGTCTGGTAATGATTTTCCGTAGAAGAAGTCTCCTAATGGTTCATATATAGCGCTCCAAAATGGTAATGTCTTATGATTAAATGGAATAGGCATAATTTGTTCATTACCTCCATTCATAAGTGGGTTTAACCAAATACCGTTTGCTATAATAATAAACTCATCTGTAACTTGGTTATAATATCTGATAATTTCTACATTGCCCTCCTGTATATCTGTTGTAATATAGTCTTGATAGAAAGGAACTTTTTGATCTCCAGTAAAGTTAGGTTGATATGGTTGTACAAATTGAGCTCTATTGTATTTAGAATAATCTTTTATGAATTGTGAATGTTTGATAATAGATCTCCATGCACAATCTGGCATGTCTTTGATTTTCTTTGTTCCAACGTGTGCTGGATAAAATTCATCTAAAGGAACTATAAATCCTACTATTTTTCTTGTTATAACTTTTCCGGGCTTAACTTTAATCTCGTCTGCACTATCATAAGATACTACATCTTTAACAACTCTTGTTTCTTGTTCGAAACCTTCGTATCCAATAACTGTTCCTTTGACAGCTGCTTCCAGCATGGCGTAGAACATTAACTCGTCAGTATCATCAATTCTTTCAGCGAAATCAACTAAATCACTTAAGATTCTTTCTCTTTCAATGTCTTCGGGGTTCTCAGCCATAAACTCTGGTTGAGGGATTGCTTGAGCAACCTTACCTAAAATAGCTATAACTTTGTTTCTAGTAAATGGATCGTGTACTCTAGCTTGCCAGTCTTCTATTTCGTTTCGCTCATCTATATTTGTTGTGAAAGATCTTACACTATCATCTATATAATCAATAAGATTTCTGCCATCAAAGTAATTAAATGGTAGATCTCTAGCGTCAGCTATTTCTCTGAACCTAGCAAAAATACGCCCAACTACTTCTTGTTCTTTAGCGCTGGGATTATATTGCGGGAAAGATTGTTGTCCTCCCAATGCATTCTTATTTAAAAGTATTGTCTTTTCAGCCATTTAAAATTAAAACTCCGAACCGTTAAATGTTCGAAGTCGTGACTTCAGGCTTTTGCTCGTAAGCTAAGCCAATTATTTGTTAGTCTAATATAGCATATTTTTAGTCTTTTGTCAAGTTTTTCTTGAGAGAAGGCTTCATAAGCATGTCTTCTGGGAGCGAAATAAGTCTATTACATCCCGGACATTTCATAGTTCCATTAAGAACCCCAAATACCGCATTATCTATTTTTAGGAGTAATGTTCCACATTTTCTGCATACAATTAAAAACCTATATTTTTTGAGTTCTTTCATTATTTTATTACCATCTGTTTATATGCGCGTTGACTTCTTTCAAACATCTCGTGATTTCTTCTAAGTAAAAATATCTTTCTTTTCATATTGATTAATCCATCCCAATATCCTTCAATAAAGTTTTTGATCGTTCTAACCATCTTAACGTGATCTTCGTATTCCTCGTAATAAGATTGGTTTTCTAGTCTTGGGTCGTAAGCTACAAGGTCATAACCAACCTGTGTCATTTCTTCAAAACATTCTCCCATATAGTGATCCTTCCAATAGATTCTCCAAAAACCATCCTTTAGTCTGTGGAACTTAAACTGCGGATCTAACCTTAGAATGTCACGTCTAAATTTTTCAAACCAATATGACTTCATTTTTCTAAGAAATGTGTTAATTTATTAACTAATTCTTCTCCAGCTTCAATTAACTCAGATTCAGTTACGTATCTTGAGTCTCCGTATTCAACAACTCTTGCTAATAAAAGATGCAAAACTTCATGCAAGGCAATGTGGCTAATATTCTCTTTGGTCAATTTAAAAACGTTATCCTCCCATTTCTCACAAAAAGACAACGTAACCATATAGGCTGAAATATTCGCGAAACAAGCTCCATATGATCCTGTGTTTTTAAGTGTTGAATAATGCACGCTCCAGTTATTTAATTCAAATATATCAATCCACTTTTTGCATTCTTTCTTGAAATGTTCGAAATTTTTTTTAGATGTTTCTATTATCATTTTAGTATTTAGTTATTTTATTTCTTCTTTTAGGGAACGGTGAGTTTCCTGTTTCTTTTACTGGGAACTTGTCTCTTACACGAGAAGACGAACGACCAGCCATACGGTGATAATTGACGGCAAAATACTCAACAGAAGAACGATAATGGCTTGTCCAATCATGTCTTGGCTTAGTTGAGTTAATTTCTTTACCACCACCTCTTCTAATTTCTGGGTATCTTGCGTTCTCCATTGCTGCTCCGAGTTCTTTTGTTCTTTCATTTTCATTTACTCTTAGGTTTCTTAATAATATTTTTGTTTCTGTCTTTCTAATTTCGTGACCCTTAGCATCTTCTAAGAAATTAATCTTAATTCCATAGTCATTTAAAACACTTATTACGGTTTTGTTAGTAACTTGATTTCTGAACCTTCCAGCTGGGTCTCCGAAATGCGTCCCTTTCTTCCAGTTTTTATGTTCTTCAATAAGAGTTAGGTCTTTTTTATTATATTTATAATCATCTGAAGGCATTACTCCTGTAATAAAAGGAACATAAAAGTCTATGTTCTTTCCTGTATTTGAATAAGAATCAACTATATATACTCCTTTATCATCTTTTTGCCACCAAATTATAGCTGTCTGGTCTGTTTTCCCAAAATCCCAAGAAACATACAATAGAAGATCTGGATTATATGGCAAAGTGCCATAAATAACATCATTCCATTCTGGATAAACCCTTCCAACCTGTGATCTTTGGTAAGAGATATCTAGTTCTTGAGCCACTTCTTCGTCAGTTCTTCTTAATTTTTGGAACTCATACCACTTCATATCCTTCAATGGATGCAATTTCCAATGTAACGTTAAACGATCTATGTCTGTTTCTCTAAGTAACGCAAAGGCGTTTCTACCTTGAGGGGTACTAACTGTCAAACGACATGGAGTTGAGTCACCTGCGGACTCCCAAGCCTCTCTAAAGTAATCCCAAGCAGCTCCTTCGTCCATAAAAACTACGTTTTTACGTGCTCCTCGTGAGAAATCAGGGTTCATTGTGTCTCCTGTAAGTAGATTGAAGTGTTCTGGATTTACTAATTTAAGTTTATTTCTATGTTCTTTAATTTTAAATCTCTTTGGCATCATCCATTTCGGCGTGTTCTGAAGACAATAGTCTAATTTTCCGAACAGACTATCGTTGGTACGGTCATCTACTAACTTTTCTTTATATGAACCAAGAAGCCCATTGAACGCGTTGTCCAATAGGTAGAAATAATAAAGAACCCAAACAAAAATCCAAGTAGCTCCCATATCACGAGACTTCTCAATTAATCCGTCACCTCCATTGCGAATCTTATTAACAATCCATCTAACAGCATCTTCTTGAAAAGGGAACATGATAAACGGGAAATGAAATGGTGCTCTTCTTGGATCGAATGTCCAGCCAAAGTTATTGATAAAGAAGACTGGATCATCTCTACAGGTTTGAATTGCTATAGCTCGTGCATTTTTATCTTTCTCACAAGCTCTCAGTATATTGACTCTTTGATCCAAAGCATTCTTATAATGATCAGAATTGAGCCATTGTTTAAGGAGCATTGCGTCATGCTCCTTTTGTTTGATATTGTCTGACATTATTTAGTTTCAATATGTTTTTGTCTTCCGCCAAGTAATAAATCAAGTTTTTGTTCTGTAGTAAGCTTTTCCAAATCTTCCATGTTACCGCTATATATAATGCTGCTTTCTGTCGCCTCTCCTCTAGTTAATTGTCTCTTGTCAAAGACAATTCCTAGCGTTTTGGCTAATGCAGTAATGGATAGTTTATTTAATCTTGTGTTGCTTCCTAGTAAAAGGTTCAATTTTCTGTTTAAAAGCACAAAAGCTGATTTAGTTCCCTTTTCTGCTAATTGCTTAATTGTTAAACTATTTAATGCTTCCTCTGCTTCTGTTGGTAATTCCTGTCCTTGTTTGGAAACTTTAACAATCTTTCTTTCAGACAACGATTCTTGAACCATGTTAAGTGCTTCTTGAGAAATATTGAATTCTTCTGGTTTAGATCTAACTTCTTTTAAGACTCTATCTACGGCAGATAGCAAAGAACGTTTCTTTTTATATTTAAAACCTGCTTTAATCCCGGCTTGATACTTCGAAAACTTAATCAAATCCTTGACTAATTGTGTTTTCTGTTCTGTAGTAAGTGTATTTATTCCCATTTGTTTATCTAAGATTAAGTTGGATAGTTAATTATAAGAACTTGACTTCTCCTGTGTCTAGTTTATATGTTCCGCTTACTGTATTAAAGTAGAACGGTCCATTATGTTCAGCGCCAGCGCTACAATTTGTAGTCATGATAATATCATTTGACAATGCAGCTCCAGCTAAGGTCACATTAGAATATCCGAGATCTATTGTTGAATTGTCGTCTTGATAAACTGCGCTGGTACAATTTGCAGGATAAACAATATTATTATTGATTATCTTTATAATGCTTTTCTCTTTAGCAACTTTAGACTTTGCTTGTCTTTCTTCTATTTTAGACAATCTTCCAGCCTTTAGGTCGTCTATGTCCATTTTAAGGACTTTCATTTCCTCTACAAGTTTATCTTTTTGCTTTTTAATTGATTCTATCCGTTCAAGTGTTTTTTTAACAAGTCCCTTGATATACTTGATTTGTTTTTCCTCGATCTCTTTATGGGCAAGATCGAAAGCCTTTTTGGTTATATTTTTTTTCATTGTTGTGTTAAGTTAACCAACTTAACCTCAGATGTGGACTCGAAGAGAATCGAACTCTCCCAGGATCTGTGCAAGAGATCCTCGCCAGCCTTGGAACATTCAAGCCCATTTATGAGACACAGGTGGGAATCGAACCCACGTATACGGTTTTGCAAACCGCGACCTTACCTCTCGGTTACCGTGTCGTTACTAGGTCGCCTATTTTCCTTAAATAGTCTCGTACTATGAAGCCTTCAATCGCTAATCTTGTAGCAATTTCGCCTATAGAGATGCCTTCGCCCTCTTCGTACTTCTCTCTAATGAATTTATTTCGCCATTTAATATATTTATCCTGTTCCATAATCTCTCTTTTATCTATAACATTATGATATTTGGGGAAATAGACCTTTAGTTTATCCATCATACCATGTAATTCATCAAATGTCAAGTCTTTTGAGATACTTGGAGTGGTTTTTAGAACTTTCCTTAATAAAACTTTCTGAGCCCTAGCGTGTTTTACGCGTCTGGTTTTCTTCTTTCTGGACTTTATTGCCTTTTTAAACTTTCTTTGTTCTTTATTCATTAAAATATCATTACCTTTACTAAATCATATAACTGCCATGCAGTACAGCAAGCGCATTTACAGGCTAAAACTTCACATCTTTCGCCATAATTCTCTATGATATATGCTTCGAAAGATTTAAGGAGCTTTTTAGCCTCTTTGCTCTCTGGTTCGATCTCCCATTTAAGTCTTCTTTTCTTCTTTTTCATCTTTAAGTTGTTGTCTCATTATTCTTCGTACCTTGTAATAACCTATTAAATCGTATATGTATGTGATAAACTGCTTTTCTGGGACATCAGCTATCCTTGTCTCGTCTCCAAAGCAATTATACATCTTTGGTGGATAATTCTTAGAGAACTCTAATCCAATCGTTAAAGGATCTTCAAAATTAATATATGTTATAGTCCCATGAGGCTCAATAACATTCCAATTCTTATTACTTTCGCTTTTAAGTGGTTTTTGTTCTTTTCCACATTTCTCACAGATCATTTTCATATCTTTACTCATTGTTTAGAGTATAGCATACTGGAGGCTAATTGTCAAGACAATTTCCCGTTTCACATTTACTACAAAATTGTAGTATTTCAGGAATACTCTTAAAACGCCCGCCCCGCTCAAATAGTATTTCTATATGGTTTGAAATCCATTATTTTTTTTATGAAGGCAATAGCAAGGTATTGTATACAACTTTATTAGATCTTAAAAAACATAAGTTGTCAACAGTTGTTAACAGTTGTCAACTGATTTTTATATAAGTCTGCTTTATAAATAGTCTGACTAATCTTAAAGTAATGACGCAATAAAATATAGTACAAAATTTGGGAGGGGTATATAATTATAGTATAATGACTGTCCCCCCCCCATACCCCTACCCTTGACATACATACACATATGTATTATAACATACATACACACAGGCATAAGCATTGGTTAAGACATACATATATGCTTATAATAAAGTAAAGGGGGGTTATTATGGTTTGGTTGTAAGTAATGAGTGATAATCCTTTAGTGGTGGCGTGAAGTGAGAGGGGTATATAGTTAGCGCTACATTATGGTCTTCACTACATTATGGTCTTCATTGTAAGATCTTAACATCAGCATTGTAAGGCATACACACACAGGCACACACAGGCACAGGCATATAAGATAGAAAGCTCAAGGCGTTATCTCTTATACTCTGTATATAGCTATTCTTTACTGGTCGGCGCTAGTGCGAGGCTCTAGAATGCTATCTAAGGCACACATACATATTAAGGTATGTTTCTTTTTGTCTTCTTTTTTAGGATTTGAAGCAAGAACGCTCTTTACTTGCTAACGCTCTGGCTATGCTTTCGCTATGCTTTCTCTTTACTTGTCTATATGGTATTACTTTATTACTTTTTACTGGTGGCGCAACTGTGGATAACTATTGATTTTGAAGCTAAAAATGGAGCATTTGACAGCGTTATTGGGTATGAGATAATAAAGACAGGTTAGTAATACTATTAAAAATAAAAATATGTACGCTGTAATATATTGGGTTAAAGATGATGTTTTATTCCCCGTAATAAATGAAAATAAAACATTAATGCTGTTTGAAACATTAGAAGAAGCTGATGAGTATGCTAAAAAAAGAAAAATAGATAAAGCGAGAGTAATTAGCATTGAGGGGGTCAAATAACCTGTTAGATAGCTTAACATAAGTTGAGCTATCAATAGAGATTATATCTCTAAATATTATTAAGTAAAATTCAAAATATATGGGTAAAAAAAACAATGTTAGGTCTATACTTAACGCTGAAGTAGAAGCCATTAAGATTAAAATAAATGGCTTGATGAAAGATGTTGAGAGCATAAGAAACAATAGCTATCTTGACGGCTATAATGACGGCTATGATGTCGGGGAAGACAATGCCGAATGTAATAATTAAGTTCAAAACATATGAAACTATATTATCATAAAACAGACGGAGGGGCTGAATATCTCTTTGACACATATATAGAATGTGATAACGGACATAAAGAGGGTGCTATCACCGACAAAACAAAATATGTCGTTAGGATAGACGGCGACATTAAGAAAGACGCAGAATTAACAATTAGAACCCATATTTGTGAAGGTTGTGATAAACCATTATTATATGGTGAAGCCGTGATTAATGGGATAAATAGACATCAGGCGTGTTCTTAAAATTATAGAGCAATTAAATATATGAAAAATAGATTTTGGGCAATTAAATCAACGACACAAAAACTTAATAAAATGGATCAAAATGATACTAAGCATTATCCTCAACCCTATCATAAGTATAAGTGCTTTAAAAAAGAAAACGAATTACTTGATGCTATCCTTATTGCTATTTTAATGGTTGGCGTTATGATTTGGAGCGGTTGGAATATATGAATGAGTTTTGATTGTTGCCCCTTTATGTACCAAAGGGGCAATAGTAAAGACTGATTTGGCAAGTGTCAGCTCTTTGAAAATAAAATATATGATAGCTTATTATAAGATAAGAGTAAAAGATTTGTTATGTGGTTGTGTTTCTTATGTCAGTCAACATTTAGACGCTAGGGCTTACGGGGAAACCTATGATATACCGTTTTATATGACAGACGAAGAAAACGACAATCAAGATTATATTCCTATGATGAATTACTGCTACCCTTTAGAGTATGGGTTTGAAGTTCCCGACAACATTAAAGAGATACTTGATGAAGCGGGGGCTATAACTCTAATCAGAAAGACTGATGATGACAGGTATTATTTGGCTTTGAGTGGTGGCGGTATGGATCTAAGTTGGGATATATGCCGAGCCTATATGTTGCTTGGTTATCTTCCGCCTTTAATTTTCTGTTCGTTGCCCAGATTTGCGGGAATGAACCTAAACAAAATTAGAAACAAAAAAGTAATACAAGCGTGTAAAGAAGCGACACGACACGCAAAGATTATGGCGGAGGTTAGCGGTAGGAAATTAAAACAACTACAAACATATGGAAGCTAAAAAGAAAAATCAAAACTTCTTGAGAAAGTTAAGGGAAAGAATACTAGAATTAAAACTTTTTAAGAAACATCTAAAATCTCTTACTAAAAGCAAAAATAACACAATCAGAAGACATTCCATTGGGTTATCTGTATATTACGATTAAACGGTTTTCTCCCGTAGAAATACGGCACAAAACCCCTAGCACAATTATTTTTAACATACTTGCCACGCTACGGGGTTTTTTGTTTTTAAGAATAAATATATGAAAATTAAAGAAAAAAAGAGAAAATTGAAATTACCAAATATAACAATAAAGACTACAAAACCATATCCATAAGGACTGCTATTGACAAGCAACTTTTAATATGATATATATAAGGTGTCATTGTGGCAATGATTAAATTGAATAAGGGTTGCTGTTCCGGACGACAGCAACTCTACAAATGCTCTCAAAGGGACTAGAAGGCTTCAATATGTGGGACTAAACATATTACTAGGCAAATGTTTCATATATGCCATTAACTTTTTCCACTAGAAGCGTGAGATATCCCCATTGAGAGCAGTTGTAGGGTTGGCGAACCTATACGAGTTAATAATGGATTACGAATGGAGTAATTAAAGACTACGACAGGTTGGCTATAACCTTAACTTAATAATTAAATATAAATATATGAAAATAACAAACGAATTCCTATTATCTTCTAGCAAATCAAAAGAATATACGCTAGAACTTAAAGACGGCACAGAATTAATCTTCAGTAAATATGTCTATTTTGACGATCTAGAAGATGATAGCGATTGGAAATTTGACGATGACAGCCAAAAGATCTACAATAAACTACCGGACGATATTCAAGACGACATATATGACTTCATTTTAGAAATTAAAGTATAATTAAATAAAATATATGACTAAAACAAAAGTATTAAAAGAACTGCTTAAACTTGTAAGAAATAATTATTTTGAAAGCTATTTTGAGGATTGGAAAAATCCCAATACAGATGACTCCAAATTAATTGTAATAGACTTTTTAGAGGTTCGCTTAATAGAATTAGAAGAAGACGGTAAAAATTATTAAAAGCTAAATATATGAAAAAAGAAAAAATGTTTAAGTGTCATAATTGTAAAAGAGAAATAAATATTGTCAATTTGATATGTGAGGCGTATCAAAGGTGTGAAATTGATGTTAATGGAAAGATTATACATTTTGGTAGCCAAGAAAATGGCGACATAACATCAATAGAATGTGCTGAATGTGGTGGAAAATTAAATAATATAGAAGTATGAAAAAATATAAAGTAAGCACAAGTATTGAGTATGAAATAGAAGCAGAAAGTAAAGAAGAAGCTATTGACAGATTTAGTCAAATCTTGCGTGATAGAGAACAAGATATGCCGATAGAGATAACAGAGATAGAAAAAATAAACCCAAGACAAATGACAATATGATAAAAGCCCCTTATTCGGGGGCTTTTAGCTTCTTTTTAAGCCTCTCTAAGCGCTTTATATGGTCTTCATACCATTTCACAGTTAAGAATGAGGACTTCTGAACCCTTGCTTTTTTGGTAAGCCGGTTAAACCACCGCTTACCCTTTTTTATGATGACTTCATTATGTATAAGAGGATCGCCTAGATGATGATGACGAAAATGACAGCTACGACACAAAGGAATCCCGTTGTCAAGGTCATACCTCACTATGTTGTAAATTCGCTTCGGATAATAGTGATGTATCTGGATTACTTTTTTCTTTTTTGGTTCCGAAATACAGACCGCTTCAGCCATACAGATTGTTCCAAACTTTAAAAGGCAGACATCATAAAATAATCTATCTGCCTTAGATCGTAATTTCTTTTTTAGTTTCTGCGCGTTAATCACTTGTCTGGATGGAAGGAATCGAACCTTCTTCTCTGAGTTCCAAACCCAGCATGATACCATTTCGACACACCCAGATATTCGTACCCCTACGGAGAGTTGAACTCCGATTTTCTGATTGAAAATCAGATATCCTACCTTTAGATGACGGGGGCAGATTGCGACCTTAGAGAGAGTTGAACTCTCGTTTGATGATTGAGAATCACCTATCCTAACCGACTAGATGATAAGGTCATATTAGGAGAAAATCAACGAGGCATAAAAATGCTCTACCATTTGAGCTATCCCCCCAAGATGCGGGGGGAGAAGGATTCGAACCTACAACCTTTCGTTTAATAGACGAAGTAAGCCTTGTTTCACTACCTAATGTATTTGTTTGTTAAGAGGAGAAAAACGACCAGAGTGGTTCTAGAGTAGTAGCACTATTAAATCCTAGTAAAATAATAGTATAGCTTGGCAACTGCGAGATAAGTCTTACGGCTTACTGCACAGTTAATTATTCGCATTACTGCGTACAAGAGCCCCAAAGGGCATTTGTTAGAGTAGCCTTACGGCTACGAAGTAACTCTGACCTCACTACCTCAAGTAAATATTAGATTGGGAGAAAAATTAAGAGAGGGATTACTGCGGGAATCGAACCCGCAAAATTAATTGTTGAATTAAAGTCTTACATTAGACGAAGTATCTCTCTTGTCACTACCCAAAGTATTTTATTTTGGTTGGGAGAAAAGCGGAGAGGGTGTATTTGTTAAAAAATTCCATTTTTAGAAGTAACCCTATTCCTCACTACCCAAAACCAGTATAGCACATATTGAGAACTTTGTCAAGCAATTATAATTCTATTTCTTCAATCTTGCTAATTAAAGCGTTTCTGTCAGAATCTAATAACTTGATTACATCAAACATTTTCTCACTAAATCCCGGAATTAAATATGACCGTGGATCGTTAGCTGGAAGTTGTAAAGTTCCATATCCGGCACAGTCAAACGAATATACCTTTGCGTTAGGATTAACTTCCTTTCTGTATAGTTCTATCTCTTTCTTAAAGCTTCTACCTCTGTCTGGTGGAGTTCTTGAATAAGTCACGCCTTCAGCGTCATACATTTGTAAGTCACAGAAGATTAAGAAATTATCAACCATAATCTTGTTCTTTCTACAATACTCTGGAACTTTCCATCCATTAGTTGAGCCACCCGCTCCAGCTGATGCTTTTCTAAGAATCTCAATGTTAGCTAGAACACTATTAGATTTCATCAAGTTAGTAATAACTAAGCTATCAGCAAATACAGAAGTCAAAGTATCATCAGTTTTTTGAAACATCATAGCCCCTAATAAACAAGCTATTTCTGCCCTGTTTATTTTACTTCTAGGTGAAATTGGGTTTCCAGTCATTGACATTGAGTTATCAACAGCAACCATTGTAGTCCCACCTAAGTCTGGAATGTTCTTACAAGAAATGTCAAGCGCTGTGCTAAGAGCGTCTAACACTTTAGCGGTTTTAGTTGACGCAGTAGACTTAATCTCTTTGTAAGCTGAATAGAATCTGAATGGCATTACTAAAGATTTCTTTATTAGTTTTTCATCAACAAGCATTGTTAGGGCTTCATCCATTACTTCCGGTGAGTCTTTCAATATGTTTCTAAGGTTTCTCAAAAGAGCAAAATATCCAATTTTCTTTGTTTTGATCAACTCAGCCCAGCTTTCTTTCTTTAATCTAGCGAGTTCTTTCTCTCTTTCTTCTTTGTCTTCTATCTTACTAGCAGTTTGACCAGCTTTGGTTATCTTAGATTCCCAAGTGCCCTTTGATTTCAAGTTTCCTTCCATTAACTTCTTAAATGCTTCAGTCATCTCTGTTGTTGGTTTTGGTTTAACCAAATTAAACAAATCAACCATTTTGACTGAACTTCTATCTCCTCTGTACTTAGCTAATTGATAAGTATCAAACTTTTTAATAGCTAATCTTAACCCTTTCTTCAATGAGTTTGGAATTGGTTTGCCATACTTTGATAAGTAGTAACCAATCATTTCAAGCATGTCATCTGGTCGTCTTACTGTTTTTTCTACAGCAAACTTAGTCCATTTCTCATTTTTAACGTTCTTTACTAGCTCACCTATTAAAGCGTGTGTAATGCTTCTAAGTCCATATTCTTGTCTAGCGAAGATAGCTGTTTTGCCAGCAAATCTCTTATCTTTTAAAGCAGACACTACATTACTTAGTCTGTCTAACTGTTCTTGTGCTGACTCATAAAAACTATCTTGAACAAAAGAGGTCAGCATCATAGAAACTAGCTCCCATTTAGGAGATTGTGAAAAAGCCTTAGCTCCTTCAAAGTTTTCTGTTTTTGTACCTATTGTTTTTTCTCTAAATTTTGCCATTGTTTTGTTGTTGGGAGGAAAATAGGGCGAGTGTTGTTCTTACGCGAAGTAACTCACCCTTCACTACCCAAAATTAGTTTATATTTTTTATTAATACCTAGAAGGTTTTAACAGCACCGCTACTAAACCTAAAAGAATACAGAGCATTCCAGCAATTAGAATTCCGCCCATCCAATCTACTGCTCCCCAAGGAACAACGCTCTGAGACCCATCACAAATATTCATAAAAACTGTATTACCCCAGTTATGAACTTCTTTAAAACATTCTGTAACGATTTGAAATTGTTGTGGATTTTCCATTGTTTTAGTTAATTAATTATATTATATCTATATAACATATCTCAATTTGTTTGTCAAGACAATATTTGACAAATTACTCTTTTGGCTCTTCTTTCATAGTTTTATCAGCCAACAAACCGGCTATTTCGTCAAGTTTTGCTCCTAGATTTCCTTGACTTTCGTGTTGTGCCTTCAAAAGATCATAAATCCTCTGTAAGGCAGTAACTATTCTTTCTGTGTTTCTAACTATCTCTCCTGTTAATGATGCTGTAGCACTTCTGCCTTGCTTAGCTACCTTATTTTCTTCTTTGCTTCTTGGTTTGCTTTTGATCCAAGGTTGGTTACAATTATCGCATGTGTTTCTTTCCCAATCATCTCCTTTGGCAGATGTGAAATTGTCTGCTATAACATATCCCGCTTTACAATCAGTACATTGAGTACCGATTGGAGGTAGAGAATCTACCCAATGTGCGTCTTTTCTTTTTCCTGTAATAGGCATTGTATTATTTTACTTGTTTATGAAACTCAATGAGTTTCTTTTTAATATTATTCCATCGAACCTTTGATGGTTTATAATCCATTATTCTTAAATTGAATGGAGTGAAGAATAAACCCAATTGAACCGGCATATTGAATGCTCTGTGTTCTACCTCTAGCTGATATGTATATCTTTTTGGTATTTTACCTTCTAATATCTCTTTCATTGAAAAAGGATATTTTGTTTCTACTATCGGTCTGCCATTGAAAACAAAGTCTGGCTTGACAGTTAGCGTTATTTCATCTGTAATCTTTAGATAGCGCTTTATCTGACCGTCCTTTGCTATGGAAAACTCCTTTCCTAACTTTAGTTCGTCAAAAACATCTGCGTTAAACCTAATTCCTTGAGATCTAAGTATTTCAACCATCTTAGCTTCTGCCATATTCCCTGTAATAATTCTCTGACAACCTAATATATCTATCGCTTTTGGTTTGCCGAAATCTTCTGGGCGGAGGTAGCCCCCTATAATTGAGCTTAAATCGGAAGCCCAATACTTACCCTTTTCTCTAGGGTAGCTACCCCTTTTGTTAATATGGTCATATACGATAGTCTCAAAGCTTCTTTCTTTACTCATTAGAACTTAGACTCTTTAGCTATTACTTTCCCCGGAGTTGTGTTTCCTTCATCTGTAATTGGAGCTATTCCCTTTTGAACTTCGTCATATCTGTCCTCAACTATCTCAACAGAAGCCTCGAAAATCAACTTAGCATTCTTAATGAAAGATTTTGTTCCCATTCTTCTTCCACTATTAATGACAGCAAAAGCATTCATCATAGAGCCGAATGGCATATATGGTTGTGTTCTTAAGTGGTGAGCGTCTTTTGGATTTCTCATTGTAGTTAAGCGTTAATTATTTCTTTTTCTCTGCTTCTTTAATTCTTTCTTCTGCAACTTTAACTAATGCTTCTTGGTGTGTGTCTCTAACTAGGAAGTCTAATTCTTCTTGTCCTGTCATAGTTAAATTATTACAATCGTCAATAAAACCTGCCCTGTATAACTTACGAAGATCTTTGTTGAATAACCTTTTTAATTTTGATGTTAATTTTTGCATTGTAGTTTGTTTTTTAATTGTTTTTCTATTAAAATACCTTTTGTCTTCGACTTGCGGAAAACTTTGACCCCAGAAAGGAAAATTTGGCATTGTTTGATTAGTCAATGTTAAATATTCTGGAGTTTCTTCTTTAGCACATCCTCTAATGTCACCCTTTCTTCTTACTAGAGTCCAACAATAATAATAAGTACATCTAGTAACATGATCAAGACAAAACTTGCCTGCGGAATTAATTTTAACTGTCTGTTCTCCACATGAGGAACAACTAGCGATATCTCCTTCTCTTATTTCTTGTCCGCCTATATAGGTTTCTTTCTTTACAACTTTCTTAGACTTTGCTAATTCGAGAAAATCATCATATACTCCATTGCCGTTTTTGCCACCCCAACATATAACCCTTGAACCTGTTGAAACGCTTTTTACCTGAAATACTAAACTCTTTATCCATCCAGACCCGGGGGTCTTACCTTTGAGCAAGTCTTCACCTATACATCTTACTATGTCGCCCTTTTTAAATTTTAGCATCGTAATTTGTTTTTCACTTTTAATAGTTCGACCTTTAATTATTTAACTTCTGACTCTTTTTCGGTTATCTTCTCTTCTGGCGGAGTATCGTCATCATAATCTTCTCCTTTCTCTAATTCTAAAGAAATTTCTCCTTGTGCTATTGCTTGTTCAGCGTCTAAACAAATAGCTAAAGCATGTATTCTAATAGCTCTTACATATTCTTTTTCTTTTAGTTCGCCATCATTAAAAAGGCTTACTGTGTTTAAAATACTTTCTATTGCATTTTTAAAATATATAGTTCTCATTGTTTTATTTTTAATAATTCTCTTAGCGGAGGAAAGGAGGCACGAGGCTTTTTCAAGACAGTGTATCTGTTCTTATGTCTAAGAACCCTTTAGGTTTTTCAAATATCTTAACTTACCTCTGGAAAGAAGCAAAGACCAAGTGGTTCACTGCATAGCTACTCTAACTATCCTCCACTAAAAGAACTATATTAATAATGATACATTCTATATATCATATATCTCAAAGCCTGTCAAGACATTTTCTCCAAATAAAAAAGACTGCCACTCCCTCGATGTAGAATTGTGCGTAGAAGGCTAATTGCTTTTTAAGTTTCTCCTAGATTAAAACCTTTCCTAGAAGTTGTATGTTAGTGCCATAAGCTACTTTCTCACGTGGGGTGTCGCAGTCTGTTTTTTGTTTTTAGTTAGATTCTACTCTTCCGTGCTTTCTTCAGCACCTTCTTCTGTAGACTCTTCTTTTTCTAGTTCGTCAAAAATCATTGTAGTTGTTTTTTTTGTTAAGGTTTATAAACGCCCATAGACCTTTTATTTCTTGATCTTTTTTGCGATCATTGAAACTAATACAAGCTGTACTAAAAGAGGTGCATACATTACATATCTGATTGCCTCTATTAGAGCTTCGATTATTGCGTTTGTCATTGTTGTTTGTTATTTTGTTAAAACGACCTTGAAACTAAATTAATTGTTGCACCTTTTCCATGTGCCCCATCTCCCCCCATATCCGTCCTGTATCATTCTGTGCGCGCAAGTCTTCTGAGAGCTTACACTCCATATATTATCATATAGCCCATACTTGTCAATACAAAATTCTTTAAATGTATCTTTCCCGAATTGTAATATCCCATATTTTGGTTTGCCATCAGTATCTCTTCTGTTGTACGCTTCTGGATTTCCAGAACTTTCATATTTTATCAGACAATCTATAATAGGATTAAAATAGTAGTGTGGTGCTTGAGCCTGTATGACGCTTCTAGAAATGCTCGTGTAGGGCTGTGAGTCGCTCTTAGCGAACACATAGTCACTCCATTTGAGTATTGCACCAACCGGAAACAAGTAAGTTGCTATCGCAAGCAACGTAAGTATTAACAGTATTAACCTATTTGGTATATCATCTAAAGATTTCATTTTCTACTTCCCGGCATACGGTTTTGTTTGATCTCCTTTCGAACTGAAATAAAAAGTAAATGCCATGCCCGATAAAAGCATAAATTGTTCACCAGTTAGCAATCCCAAAAAGAAACCAACACACGTACTAAGAGCCATTAGTATGAAAACTATCTTAGATGCAGATTTAAGTATTTCTTCCATCATTTTAACAGTATATCATATTTTAATAATTTTGTCAAGACTTTATCTTAAGTGGACTGGTGAATAACGCCAGTTACCAATTACTACATTATTAGAAGCTTCCGCATATTTGTCGGTAATGGGCTCGTAATAATATGCCTTATTGTCGTCCGTTAATATAATATTCCAGTAATGGCTTCCAATAAGCGCTCCTGTGTCCTTGTTATAAATCTTTCCATAACAAGCCATTACAGAATTAAGTCCAAATACCTCAGAAGCCCTTGCTTTAAACGAAAAAGCGAAATCGTCACAGTCATATTGTTCTTTGATATATTTTTTTTGATCCGTCCAATCTAGTTCTATAATCTCTTTCCAAGTCTCCCAATCGGTCATATAATATTTTCTATCCATAATAGAAATTGTACTAATATCGGTGGTATTCCGTAGTTCATTTCTAAACTTGCTACCATCTACAATGGTTGGCTTAATCTGAAAAGCCACCTGTATTCTTAATACTCCCATCTTCACAAGCAAAGATCCAACCTTTCTGTTTAATTTTTGTATTGTTTCTTTTTGTGCCATCATTTTTCTTTTAATTTTATAAAATCGCCCCTTTCTATTTCCCATTTATTTGGGTTAAACTTTTCTTCTGGAAATTTATTATGCCACTTTCCCCTAGCACACCTAGAACATAACTTTTTTTCTTGAGCCCAATAACTGCCTAGCGCAGTATTCTCTATATTTTTACATTTCTCACAAACGAATAATGGCATATTTTTTAAACTTCTTTAATTTTATTCTACCAAAATTTCCACCACTTTCTTTTTTTTTGATAATGAGGACAATCATTATTTATATTCAAATCTCTGGCTAATTTTGTTTTATCCCACCAATGCCTTGCTCTACAAACCATTCTTCCACTTATTGTATCTTTTCTTTTCAAACAACAACCTTGCTTTCCAAAATAAAGCCCACCATCCCATTCACAATTTTTACAATATACTTTACTCATATCTCTTTTTTATTAGATTTCTTTAATTTGTAATGTCTTTATAGGCTTCAAAAATTATTTCAAACAAAAACTTCTTTCTTTTAGGTTTCCACCAACTACACTTTCCAAGCTCTTCGCTTGCCCATTGGGCTATTCTACATATATTTATTTTATTCATATCTCTTTTTTATATCTTCTATTTTTTGGTTTATTTCTTTTACAGACTTAAATTGTTCCCCACATTTGGAACAGGTATAAAAGTTTCCATCCCAATTTGGCTCGTGGTCAATAAAAGTTTTACATTCCTTGCCATACTTTAACGAATTATCTTTAATTTTCAAACTATCCAATATCTCTATAAATTCTTTGTCTTTTTCTTGTAACACATCTTCTATAAATCGCTTTGTCTTGTGATACATATTCATATTCCATCCATCACTATTGAATAACTCTTTGGCAAACTTTTTAATTATCTCTTTATTATTCATAGGTTTTTAATCTAATAACATTTAAATCTTTTTTAGTTATAGTGAAAGTATCTTCTCCACCTCTTAATGAACCACTATCCATTACAGCTTTTGCATAAAACTCTGCTACTATATCTTTTTTTTGCTCCTCTAATAAGGCTTCAATTAACTGTGATAATCTCCAAAAAAATTCAGCGTCATCTCTTACAATTCTATAAGCTCCAATGCCATCTAACGCTTTAATTTCTGTTTGTTCTTCCTTAATAATTTTTATTAACTTTTTTTCCCAGTTTTTCATAGTTTTATCCTAAATATTTTAAATGCTCTTCTTTTTCAGTCATCTCTTTTGTTTTTCTTGTAAAAATCTCAATAGGTATATAGTATTGTGGTTCTTGTCCTACCGTCTTTAATTCCCAAACTTCTTTTATCTTTTTCATTGTCGCGATCCACGTCTCTCCCTTTCCTTCATCTATAAACTTAATGTGCTTTATTTTTTTTAATAAAAGCTTTTCAGCAATTTCCTTATTAAGAGATATTTCTCTGTCTCTCCAAAGAACTGCTTTACTGAAGCTTACTCTCTTAATATATGTATCTCCAACTATTTTCCCCTTATTCATATGTTCCAACTTAGCATACTATATATTATTTGTCAAGACGTTTTAAACCACTTATAATATTCCAACTGTTCTTCTCCTTCATGAATTATTAAAACAGGTTCTTTGGTTATTTTTATTCGTTGCCAGTTCATTAACATTCTGCCAATTCTACCATTTCCATCCACAAAAGGATGTATCTTTTCAAACTCTACATGTAAGGTTTTCGTATCAATCTTTTTCTTTGTCCCCTTGACACACCAATCAACTATGTTGTCTCGTATAAGAGCTGAGTCCATAGCTTCTTTTCCTCCGATATAAACTGGCACAGTTCTAAAATAACCTCTTTCATTTGGCAGTAAACGTTGATGAAGCATTAAAATTTTGTGAGTTTTCAGAATAATTCCTGGAACCAAAGTCTCTTGTTCTATTAAATATTCCCAAGCATATTTAGCTTGGGTTAAAGATCCATCGTCATATACGCGCTCAATAGCATTACTTTGTTTTAAAAATTCTTCGATTCGTTCGTCCATATAGGTGGTAAATGCTCGGCTATATAAGCCATAAATAATCTATCTAATACTAGAGCGTACATTTCGTCTAATATTTTACTCTCTTCCTTTGTTAAGTTGTTTATATTAAAATTTTTCTTCATCTTTTTTAGTTCCAAACATAAAATCAAAATCCTTTTGATTTTGACCTTCTAATGTATCTCTGAATAATACTTTCTGTACCTCTACCTTGACAGATTCAACATTATGTGTTATAGCACTTTCGTTATTTTCTTCTATTGACTTTTCTTTAACTTTCTGTCTTAAGAGATAATCCTCGTAAGTAGGACAATCTTTATAATAGCCCATTGATTTCATACCTTCAAATAAACTTCGCAACCCTTGTTTTTGATTCTCCATATAATTTTAATTCTTCTTTACGTTTTTTATATAATTTTTTCTGCCATTCTTTTCCAAATTGTCTTCTGTTTTTTATCGACCCATGAATCCTGTGTGGATATTTTCCAGAGAAAGGAGTTGTTTTCGCAATGGTCATATCATTATGTATTAAACTAATATAGCCTCAGAACTTTGATCACAGTTTCCCCTACTATCCCAATGGAGAATCAATCAATATCACAGTAATATTTTTTGGAATTTGACCAAGCTTTTCTTTGTATTGTTTTTTCTTTTTTGAAGAGAGAACTAATAACCAATACTTATGTTTAGCATTAACTTCTTTTAATTTTAATAAAGAAGAATTTTTAATAGAAAAATCTATTTCAAATGCATAAATAGCTTTTCCTTTTTTATTTGCCCAGACTAAATCTATTTTACCTTTTCTATTTTTTCTTTTATAGTTTGGAGTCTCAATAAAAATAGGATATTCTGCTATTGGTATTAATCCATATTTGTCTGCTTCAAAGAACAATTTTGATCTTATTCCCTCGTGATATGTTGACCTATAAGGGATAGTAGGAAACTGAGTAAGTTCGAAGTTTTTGAATAAATTTTTCATATAGCCTCGTCACTTTGGTCTCTTTTTAGGTGTGAGACAACCCCAGTAGTATTCTCTTAAACTCTTGGTGAGCCGCTGATTTGCACAGTCTTTATAGTCGTTTTATACTTTCTCATTCCCCAACGACTGATTCATTGTAAAGACATCTTATCATACTTTACATCTTTTGTCAAATGTACCCTTGTAACCATTTTGTCTTGACAAAGTAATTGAAATATGATAAGTATAATTATAATCAAAATTATGAATAGAGAAATAAAATTCAGGGCTTGGCATAGTGAAAAGAAAAAGTGGGTTTATTTTACTTTAGGAGATTTGGCTTTTTCTAATCCCGAGAAATGGACATTTGTAGATATTGAAAATGCTAATCAATACACAGGACTCAAAGACAAAAACGGAGTTGAGATTTATGAGGGGGATATATTAAAGAGAAGTCATTTGAATTATGTTGTTGAGTTTGATGAAGCAACTTTTGGCGTAAATATGAAGAATTATGGGTGGAAATCATTAGACAGATTTATGGACTTGGGCGAAGTCATAGGCAACATATATGAAAATAAAGAATTATTAAAATGAAAGTTACATATACAAAAGGTTTTTTAAATGATATGGAAAGATTATTTTCCAATAATCCGCGATATGCTATTCCAAGATTTTTCAGCGACACTTGGTTTGAAATAAGAATGGGGTGGCAAAGATTAACAAGAGGATATGATGATAGATGGAATTGGGGATTGCGCGATATGTTAACGGAAGTTATTCCGGAAGTTACCAGACACATGGCTAAAAATGTTCATGGTTGTCCCGGAAACTTGTTTGACAATAAAGCAAAACACAATAAAGAATGTTGGAAATGGAAAGAAATTCTTATTAAAATAGCGGAAGGATTTGAAGCAAAAGCAAAAATACATGATGGATGGCTTTACAAAGGCAAAAGATATGAAAAGCTTATAGTCAAAGAAAAAGAAGGTATGAAATTGTTTATGAAATATTACGATAACCTATGGGACTAATATGAAAACTTATACACAAGAAGAGCTAGCCTGTAAAAAACATCTTAAAAGTAGATGTATGAGATGTGGGTCTGGAATAAAGAAAAGCCTTGCATCGTTTCTGGTTCGTGGTAACTTTTGTCGAAGCTGTAACACAGACTTTGATGATAAAATATTAGGTAGAAAGAGAAGAAGAAAATGAAATGTGTAATTTGTAATAAAGAAGCTACAGAGAATTCAATAGTTTGTTCAGACAAATGTCAAGCAGTAAGACTAGAAATGTTTAGGTTGATTAACAAATATTTTCCTACACATGGTTGTGATAATTGCTGGGGAGACCTACACGAGGGATGCACCGATCAATGTATTAGAGAATTTAAAGAAGGAGGAGCTTTTAGCGGAGACCTTTGGGGACTTGTTCATTTAGTAACTAATAAAAAAAGAAAATGAACGAGAATAAAGTAAAGTGGGTTCGTAAGGCGAATATGTGGATGGTTCTTACTTGGAGGAAAGAAAAGGATAGAATGATACAAATATGGGATTGGTTTATTACAGAACCAGAAGCATTAAAATTTTTAAAAGTAAAAGAAGATGAGTCATAGAAAAAGAAGGAAAAGATTTAATAGGCTTAAAAAAAGAAAACCAAAGAATATTTTTAAACCAAGGGCTAAAAAGGGGTAATTGGAACTTAGAATAAAACATGGAGAGTGGCGGAAAGAGTAGACGCTAAAATGCGGGATAGTCACCCGTAGAACAGGTGCTAAACTTCCGAAGTACAAGGATGCAGGAACATCATGTCGGGTTTGATTCCCGACCTCTCCAAAACTATTAATTAATAAATAAAATGGCAAAGGAAACAAAAAAAATAGAAGTCAAAATTTCAGAAAACAGAACAAATACTTGGAATTTTTTATTAGAATTATTGGTTAATCAACAATCAGTTGGGTTTTTTGTTACTGATGGTGGAAATTCAGTTTATATTTATCCAGAATTTACTGATTGGAGTATTATTTTTCATAAAAATGGTAATTGGGATTTAGAATAAAATAATGGCAAAAAAATTTACTAAAAAAGAAATTGAAAAAGGATTTAAACTATCAGTTATAATTCCAGACATACACCATCCTTATCATCACAAACCGACTATTGGTGCTATATTTGATTTTATAAAAAAAGAAAATCCAGATGAAGTTATCTTGTCCGGAGATGCTCTAGACATGGCTTCTATCAATCATTGGGAGAAGAAACATGGTAATCTTAAATATTTTGAGGGAAGGAGATTACAGAAAGACTATGTAGCATTTAGTAATGATATTTTAGTGCCAATAGAAAAGATAGTTCCAAAGGCTAACTTAGTTTTTATGGCAGGAAATCACGAGTATTGGGCTGTCAAGCTAATTAAAAAGAATCCTCAATTAGAAGGAATGATAGAGCCAGAAATATCTCTTGAATTAGAAGCTAGAGGGTGGAAATGGATTCCGTATTTGAAACAAAACAGATATAGTGATATAATTAAAGGATCTTATAAGATAGGGAAGTTGACTGTTGTTCACGACACATATACTAACAAATATCATTCTGCTAAAACTCTTGATACTTATACTGGTTCCGTTTTGTATTGTCATACCCACGACGTTCAAGTTTATACAAAAGTTTCTATCAACGAAAAGAAGGAAACTCACATGGCGCAATCAATAGGTTGTACTTGTATGAAATCTCCGGGTTATGGAAAAGGCAGACCAAACAGATGGGTTCACGCCTTTGCAATTGTTTATTCTTATGCTAATGGTAACTTCAATGTATATACGCCAATTATTTTCAATGGAAAGTTCGTTTTGGGAGGAAAAATGTATTCAAACAAATAGTTCCTTGACAAAAAGTAGTAAGTATGCTATACTACGAATAATTAGTTAAGTTCTGGTTGCGGCTTGGTGTCCGTCATATAACTGGCAGAAACACTTAGAATAGCCAAGAACTCTAAATGTTTATAAATACTCCGTATAGTAGATAGTGTGCCAATTCACTCGCAATGCTACTAGCCAGTATTTAGCTAATTATTGATCTGTCGTATAACGGTAGTATGTCGTCCTGTTAAGACGAAAGGTGTAGGTTCGAATCCTACTGGGTCAGCATATATTGTAGGGTCATCTAACGGTAGGATAAGCGGTTTTGATCCGTTTCATGTTGGTTCGAATCCAGCCCTTACAACAAGAGATTTTTATTAGGCTTAACCAACTTCGGTTGGTTGGGGGAGAATCTATATACGAGCTCGGTTATCCTGGGTTCTCCCCTGACCAACTAAAGTCAAAAACCAATTTCACCACTCGGTGAATATGGTCAGCTCTTTGTAAAAGGAGAGGATAAAACTGGGAAAACGAAAGAAAAAATTGAATCGGCATCATAGGATTCCTACTTCAAGGAAAAAATATGATAACAATTCAGAACAACTACTTCCTAGGCATTTCCATTCAGCTCTTCACGCAGTATTCGGCAATCTCCGACTAGAAGAGATGCACTCGTTCTTAGATATTGTTTACCGACAAGACTCTTGGACGAGCAAAGAACTTGAAAGGCTGAGGACTAGAATAAAGCTAAGGAGTAATTACGAATGAGATTATGGGTTAAAATTCTGCTACTTTTGTGGATTGTACTCATCTCTTGTTGTCTATTATTTATACTGGTGGTGAGAATATGAGTAAAGAAATTACTGAAGATGAATTCCAGATACAAATGGCTGAGTCTATTGAAAGATACATTAGAAACCTAGCCAGAAACCAACTATATTATGAAACGTATCTGTCAATGAAAAACAAAGGACATAGCTTTTTGTTCTATGAGAGCGAAGATGGAAGCATATTCTACGTTTTACTTACACAACCACTAGCAAACCACGAAGACGAAACAATGATGATCGCTTAATCTCTCCTATTTTTTTAAAATCAAATTAATATAAATATTATGCTTAAAGAATATTCGAATATTAAAGAACTCATAATGAATATCGAAAGAGATTTCAAAGTAAAAATAGTAGACGCATGGCAAGAAAATAAATACTATGTTTTGATAACCGATGGAAATATTTTTACCTTAGAAGATAAAGTAACTAAAACATGGAGCGGATATGGTAGTGGAGTTTGTAAAATTAAAGTTTTAATGCCAATTTAAAATAAGGCAATTTGGAGTAACAGTAAACTCGCTGGTCTCATAAGCCAGAGGTCCTTGTGCAATTCAAGGAATTGTCACACAATTGCTGTTGTAGCCCGTTATGGAGACGGATGAGCCTGTAAATCTCATATCTTCTGGATCATGTGAGTTCGATTCTCACTAACAGCACAAAACTTGACAAATAAATATAAGCATGATAAGATGGAAGAGTGCCCAGAATGGTATTGGAGCGGATTGCTAATCCGTAGAGGTAAAACTCGTGTAGGTTCAAGTCCTACTTCTTCCGCAAAATAATAGTTCTTTTTTGGAGTTAACCGCAAGGTGACGTTAGTTGACCACTCTACGTAGGTGCGTCTTCTAGGTAGAGACTGTTCTGGACAAGAATAGTGTCTGTCTCCAAAAGAGAATTATTAAATACGGGTCGGTCGGTTAATTGGCAAACCAGCGGATTCCAAACCCGCGACTGTAGGTTCGAATCCTACCCTTCCTGCTATATCGGAGTTGTTTAGAAGATATTTTTTGTCGCGGAAAAAATATTTGGCATCTGTAAAATGGATGTTCCGGAATAAACTTGCTAGTAAAGTCTTTTATGGACTCCAGGAGCGCTCCATATACGCCAATGTTGGTTAATTGGTAAACCACCTCCCTTCCAAGGAGATACTACGAGTTCGAGTCTCGTTATTGGCTCAAAAAGAAAAATGCTAGTGTAGCTAAACGGTAAAGCGCCTGTTTTGTAACCAGAAGATTGGGGGTTCGATTCCTCTCGCTAGCTCATAAATGCTTTCATAGTTTAGTGGCAAAATAACCGCCTGTCTAGCGGTAGTCAGGGATTCGAATTCCCTTGAGAGCGCATAATAATAATTCTCTTTTGGGGGAGGGTTCTCGGTTGGGGGTCTAGGAATTAGCTACCTACCCTTATCCAACGACAAACTTTAGGGTCGCAAACCTAAAAGGACATTCCCCAAAAGAGAATTATTAAATATGGAAGGTTCGGATAATGGTATTCCACCTGTCTTGAAAACAGGAGCTCGAAAGGGTTTGGGGGTTCGAGTCCCTCATCTTCCGCAAAATGGTAAGTATAGGCTAATGGTCAAGCCCCCTCTCTGTGAAAGAGGAATTGTGTGGGTTCGAGTCCCACTATTTACCCACTATGACAAGACAAAAATATACAAAAGAATTACTAAGTCCTATAATTAAGGAGAGTAAATCTTGGGCTGATGTCTGTAGAAAACTTGGTAAAAAACCAGCTACAGGAAGCCAGTCACATATTAAAAAGAGAGCTGTTGATTTTGAAATAGATTTTTCACACTTCACAGGACAAGCATGGAATAAAGGAAAAACATTTACAAAAAAGCCGATTGAATATTATCTTGTTAATGGTATGCAAATTTCTTCAGATAGACTTAAAAAAAGACTATTCAAAGAAGGAATTAAAGAAAAAAAGTGTGAAAATTGTGGATTAGAGAGATGGCAAGGAGAAGAAGTCGTCTTTCATTTAGATCATATAAATGGTAATATTCTAAATAATAGAATAGAAAATTTAATGATACTTTGCCCTAATTGTCATGCAATGAAAACAAGACTTGCCCGTATGGTGAAATAGCAGACACGCTACGCTTAGAACGTAGTGCCATCACGGCGTGAGGGTGCAAATCCTTCTACGGGTACGTATTTACTCTTATAACTTAATAGGATAAAGTAGGTGTCTTCGAAACATCAAATGTAGGTTCGAGTCCTACTAGGAGTACACGTTTGGAAAGCGAAGATCATGCTTCTTTAGCTCAATGGACAGAGCAACTATTTTACATGTAGAAGGTTGGGGGTTCAAGTCCCTCAAGAAGCACAAAAATGCTTAGATAGCTCAACGGTAGAGCAGCCGGCTGAAACTCGGCGAGTGGGGGTTCGAAACCCTCTCTGAGCACAACAGGGGTTTTGTTTTATATATCGGGGTAATTCAGTTGGCAGAATACATGTCTTATACACATATAGTCGCTGGTTCGAGTCCAGCTCCCGGTACACTCAAGTAGCTCAATGGTGGAGCAGTATTCTGATACAATAAAGGCTAATGGTTCAAGTCCATTCTTGAGTACACTCTCTTAGTTCAATTGGATAGAACAAGTCTCTTCTAAAGATTAGATGGGGGTTCAAGTCCCTTAGAGGGTACCAGCCTTTGTAGCTAAATTGGTAAAGCACTCGACTCTTAATCGAAAGATCTCTAGGTTCGAATCCTAGCAGGGGCACAACAAGCTTTGATGATGTAACTGGTAAACATGGCGAGCTTAAAACTCGCATTCTGCAGGTTCGAATCCTGTTCAAAGCACACGGAGGTATAATTCAATGGCAGAATAGTTCTCTTTTAAAGAATCAATCTAAGTTCGAGTCTTAGTACCTTCACCAGCTTGATTGGCGCAATTGGCAGACGCAACAAATTCAAAACTTGTAAATTATAGGTTCGACTCCTATATCAAGCACATGGCAAATATAACTTGTACTAAATGTTTCCAATATTTTAAGGGAAAAAAGGGCACTACTTTGTGTGATAATTGCAAACTGGAAACATACCAGAAGCAAATGAGAGAACGAGCACTAGACAAAAAGTCTAAATGAGAAAAGAAGTTATAACAATAATGATTCCAAACGATGAACCAAAAGGCAACTTTGAAAGTGTTGTTTTTTTTGATGATGGAACTATAAAATGTAGTTGTATAGGAAAGGGATTATACAAGAGGGGTTGCAAACACATAGATAAAGCAAAAATTGTCTTGACAAAAGCACTAAAGTATGATAATATACTAAAATTATGGCACAAATAGATTATAAATTAGCAAAACAACTTAAAGAAGTTGGGCTTCACTCCAAACAAGAGAAATGTGGAGATGGGTTTTATTGTCCTATCTGCGGAGACTATTTTGATGGATATAAGGGTTTTTGTGATAAGCACGAAACAGTTGATGGTATTGGTATTCCCACCCTTTCAGAGCTTATCAGAGAATGTGGAGATGGATTTGCTCAGATTACTCATTGGAAAAATAATGAAGAAATACACGAATGGATAGCATCAAGAAAAGTTTTTTATGATGATGCTGGCTATCGAGATATTATAGGAGGAGGAGAAACCCCAGAAGAAGCAGTAGCTAGACTTTATATTAAATTAAATGAATAGAAGAAAAAGATATAAAATAAGAAGGAGCAAAAAAAATGCTAAGTTAAAAAATACTAAAAGAAAATAAACATGCATAAAGAAATACATAAGTATAAAGATATTAAAAGTAAGATTTTAGAAACTATTGAAAGGGTTTCTGAACCAGTTGTGGGAACTTTAACTCCAAAAGGATCAAATGTTATAATTAATAATCAAGGTCAGATTATGGTAACCAATGACGGAGTTACTATTGCAAAACAAATTTATTTAAAAGATGAAGTCGAGAATACTATTGCTGGACTTTTATTGCATTCCGCTATAAAAACAAACTTAGAAGCTGGTGACGGTACAACAACTTCTATACTTTTGTCAAGAGAGTTTGTTAAAGAAGGATTTAAACTTTTGGATTCTGGTTGGAATCCGATTATGTTAAAAAAGAGTCTTGACAAAGCTGGAGAAAGATTATCTAAAAAATTAAAAGAATTAAGTACGAAAGTTGAAACTGACAAAGAATTAAACTTTATTGCTCGTGTTTCTGCTAATGATGAAAAAATAGCGACAGATACTGTCAAAGCCGTAATAGCAGCCGGAGAAAACGGATTAGTTTTAATTAATGAAAATCATGAAACAGAGACAGAAGTTAAGATTGATGATGGATTTTTATTAAAAGAAGGCATGTTTTCCCCTTATTTTAGGACTAAAAGCGGAAGATTTAGTGCTGAATATAAAAATGTCCATGTTTTAATTACTGACAAAAGAATATATTATCCAGAAGAAGCTATCGCAATTCTTAAAACATTAAAAGACAAAGGAATTTCTAATATTGTAATCGTGGCTAGAGATTTTATTGAGGGAGCTCTTAATGTCTTTATCACAAATCAATCTAAGAGAACAATGAATATTCTGCTTGTCAAGGATACGTCTGCCATGGAAACAAACACAGATACTCTTGAAGACTTAGCTTCTTATTTAAACACAGAAGTTGTAAGCGATAAAAAAGGAGCTTTAACAAATGCGATAACAGTTGGAAGTTTCGGAGTAGCTGAGAAAGTGGTATCCGATATGGAGCAAACATTATTCTTAAAACAAAAAACCAAAGCAACTGAAACAAGAATAACTGCCATAGAAAAAGAAATAGAGAAAGCAAAAGATAAATTAGTTATTAAAAAGTTAAAAGATAGACTTGCTCGTATGACTAGCGGGACTGTTACTATTTTTGTTGGCGGAAAGACTCCAATCGAGATGCAAGAGAAAATGTTTAGATTTGAAGATGCTGTCAACGCAACGCGTGCTAGCAAGAAGGAAGGTTACGTTGTGGGTGGTGGTTTAACGATGTATAATGCGTTTCTAAGCGCTGATTGGTCCAAATGTGACCCAGACATCGTTAATTTATTTAAAAACGTTTGTAGAGCCCCATTAGAACAAATTGCAAAAAACTGTAATGTGCATTTACCAACATTATTAGAAGCGGTCGACAAGGGCTTGGAAAATCATATTGGTTATAATGCAAATACAGATAAATTTGAAAACCTAAAGAAGGCTGGAATTATAGAGCCACTTCTGGTTGTGCAACAAGCATTTGAAAATGCATTAAGTGTATCAAATGTAATATTAAGTTCTAAATTTATAATTACTCAAGAAGAAGATGAAAAAGATGACAAAAAAAACGACAAATAAAATATTAGTTTTAGAAAATAGATTGCTTTATCCATTATTTCTTTGGTTAGAGACAATTCCTTTAGTTGGGCGAGAAAGTAGAGAAAGATCAAGATTCAATATTGTAATAGGAGAAAGAGTTAATGAAAATGAAAAAATAAGGAAAGAAATGATCATAAAATACTGCAAATTAGACAAAGACAAGAAACCTTTAACCGAAACAAAGAAAGTTGTAGATCCAAAAAATCCTAATGGCGAAAAAATAGATAAAACCAACTATGTTTTTAAAAACAATAAAGAAGAGAAAGCTTTTATGGAAGAATTGGGAGAATATATGAAAGAAAAATTCATTATAGATGTTTTAGAGGGCAATAAAGCTAAAGTTTATACTACTAGAGATATTATATTAAATTCTCAAGAAAAATTTAGCGGAGCAATGGCTGTAATCTACGAAGAATGGTGTACGGCTTTTGAAAAATTACCTCCAAGACAAGAAATATCTAAATAAATGAAAGACTTTAACATTAAAACATTAAATGTAATAGAGGGTAATCTTATCATTGAACCTATTTCTGAAGAAGAAGAAATTGACGGTTTGATAAAGCCTCAAACTTATCAAGACAAGGCTGAGACTGGAATTATTATTGCTATGAATGAAAAATCCGACCTTAGTCTAAAAGTCGGAATGAGAATCTTATTTAATAAGTATGCTCCCACTACTTTTCACTTAAAAGAAAAAGAATATCTAGTTCTTCGTGAAGAAGATGTGATAGCTTTTACTTAGGAATAAATGTTCTTTCGAACTTAGAAACGACTCCTGCATTATCTAATAATTGCTCGAGTTGTTTTTTTAGTTCCTTTTCTCTTTTTTGTGCTTCATTTTCCAAGTCAAAAGAGAATGGTCTTACTCCAATTAGTTGTTGTAATATTTTAGCCCCCTCCGAAATGTTAGCAGTTTCTATTTGTTTTAATGATGACAATACTCTTGAGGTTGGTGGTAAGTTAAGTAATAAATGTAATCTCATTGGTCTTAACGCTGTGTTCCAAGTATATGGTGTCCCGTCTTTTCTAGTTCCTTCAATTTCAGTATATCCGATAAAGTCTTTAATAACTTTAGGGGCTCTTTTGAAGGCGGCGGCATTGGTAACCTCACTAATAGGTTTTTGTTGGAACATATTGTATCCAGAAGCCCATTCTAAAGGCACTCTCAAAAAAGGAGAGATTGATCCTAAAAAGTTGCCAGGTTGAAATGCGTTGAATGCTTCTTCTAAAGGAGTACCAAGACTTGATAAGATTTCTATGTCTTCTCCTTGTTTCTTTTTTAATATAGCAAATCCTCTCACAGCCCATGAAGGAAGTTTTGCTTTGTCTTCTGCACTAAGTTCTCCAGCTCCAAACACTTCTCCAAGATTTTGAAATGCTTTTATTTGAGATGATATTTTCCCCGGAGTTTTAGCGAGAACTCCTGCTTGTAATGCAAGGTTCTTTCTAGTAAATGTGTAAAACGGAATAAGCCTTCTCATAAATGTTCTTTCAAAATTAGATAGGTTTTGATAGTCGAATAAGAATTGTTTTGTTCGTTGAGCAGCGAATATTGGATCTCCAGTCTTTTGCAGATGTGTTAAGAAGTTAACCAATCTAGCTTCTTCTTCAATTATATTTCCGACTCTTCTTCCGGCTTGAGGTATTTTTTTAGCAACACCAGATAGGGATGTATCTGGGAATAATCTGTGAATAAACTCTCTATTAGAAACATTCACATCTAAGGCTCCAACAATATTTGGGCTAAAAGCGACTTGATTATTTTTAATAGTGCTTCTTAGTTCTCCGAATGTCCATTTATATCCGTTTCTATCTGTGAAGATTTCTTTCATCATTAATTCATTAAACTCTTCTGTAGCTGCTTTAGCAGCGTCCCCTCCTTTAGAAATAGTCGCAAGCAAATCATTGGACTTATTATTCTTGACCAATAAGTCTATTGACATTGTATGTCTTTTAGGGTCTAATGCACCAGAACCAATGTCTAACATATTTTGAAATACATTAGATAAAGCATTTCTTCCATGGAAGGCTGGGAAAATAGAAGTAACAGAAGCTTTCCACATTCTTTGAATGTCATCGAATTCTTTAAAAATAACATTAGTAGCTTCATCATTTATAAGCGCACCACTAAAACTTTCTATTCTATTAGCAATAGCTGGGTGAAAATATAATTCTTCTAAATCTTTTCC